GGGGCGCAGAGCCGCGGTTTGCGAAAGTGTGCGGGATCTGCCATGGCTCCACTGCTGCCAACCATGGAAATTCTGGCACTTCTGGAACAATTCTTTCTGGTACTGTTTCTGGTACAGTTTCTGGTACAATAGAAATTCTTTATATAATAGTTACTTAGAAGTTAGTTGTACCAGAAGTACCAGAAGTACCAGAAGTTTCTAAGGTTCCATTAAGACTCCACTGTCTAAAACTAAACGATCCTCACATATAAAACGTAATACATATATAACGCGTAACTGAACCTTTCTGGTACACTCGGCACACACCGTTTTTTCGGTTGCAGATCAGATACTTAACCCTGTACCGGAAGTTTTCGAGTTCTGGTACTTTGACGAAAAATGCAGTGGAAAACCCCCGAAATTTTGCAGAAAAACGCGAATTTTCACGTCTACGAAAATGAAAAATCCCCGGATTTCTCCAGGGATTCGATTTCAAAAATTGGCCAATTTCAGAAATTCGTTAAAGGGCATCGTCTTCGTCGAACTCATCATCCTCCTGTACATTCGCTTCGTTGTGTCGATCGAGCCACGCGCGAATTTCGTCTGCATCTGGCGAACCATCCGGACGCTCGAAATGCTTCGGTTGTGGTGAATAACAGCGTCCCAGTTTTCCGTCCATGCGAACTTTACCGGAGTGCGTGGAGGCTACGCGGTAGAAACCGGCGGCTTCCATTTTCCTGGAAATTGAACGCGAATTCGGTGCTTTGAAATTGTCGATTTCGCGTTCCAGGTACTCCATCAAAGACGGCATGAAGATGATGTCGCGGCAGACGTTCCGTGTGTGGTTTTCGCTGACGCAGGTGATCACCGAATCCGTGAAGTCGTCCTTCGACAGCGCCATCATTCTTTCGCGCGCCATGGTGTCCATAGGAGCGTGGCCACCCGACGGGTTGAAGTCTTTGCGGAACTGGAATTCGCTGAACCATTTACGCAGCGCGCCAGCAGACTGGCGGAATGCGCGGTCGAACCGTTTGAAGAAATTCGGCTCGTTTTTCAGGAACGGCATAAGGTCGCGCTTCTTATCCTGGAACTGGCTGGCCACCACCAGATAGCGGCGGTCGTTGTCGTCAATTGGCAGCGCTGCAGGGTCGTTTGTCACCATGATGTAGCTGGCGGTGTTGCGGACTTTCAGGCTGTCTTCGCGCATACGGCGCACCGAAATAACGGGGTTGGTGATGAACGGCTTGATGTTGTTCAGCACGTCATAGCCATGGCCGACCACGGACACCTCTTCCACGAACTTAACGATGTCCGATTCCGCCCACTTGGTGAAATTACTCTGCAGGTCGGAGTTACTTACTTCGCCCACGTTCGCGTCCCCCAGGATGCAGCGGAACATTTCGCGGATGATCGTCTTACCGGAGCCTGGGCAACCGTGGATGATCAGCGCGTAGTTGATGCGTTTTCCTGGGTTTTTAACTATCCAGGCGAAATACTCCATCACGTATTCCCGTTCTTTCGGGTCGGGGAACTGAACGAGGAAGAAGTCTTTCATGACCTGGATATTTTTCAGGTCGCGCTGCGTGTAGTCTTCCGGCATATCGACCATCGTGTCCGGATGGAAGGTGTTCAGGAAGATGCGGCCGTTATCGGTGGAATACGCCAGGTTGTCCGATTCGAAGAAGCGGAAGAACTCAGGCCGGCCCGCGCACTCGCGTACTGGTTTCCACTCGCTGTTCGGCGTTTCGCCGTGCGCCAGCGGGTTATACATCACCCCGTCGACCACCGGCACCTGATAGATGTCCATGGCCAGCTTGGCAGGCGTGGTGTCAGGGTCTTCGTCCACCATGTAACGACGCATGGCAAGATCGAATGCCTGAACGCTGCTGGAAGAACCATTTCGGATGTTCACGAAAAGACCGGTCTGGCGGTTGAAACACCACTGCATCAACCACCCTGGCAGGTCGTCCGGGTCGATACGGTATGACAGGTTTTTCTTGATCTCCGCCGGAGACAGCTTACGGCCTACCAGTTCGTTGTATTTGTCGCAGGCGACTTTCACAACGTCCATGCGCGCCATGCCGAACATCTTCACTTTGCGGAAGTGGCTGGCCGCCTCCATCCATTCGTCGCGGTTGGTGGCGCCGGAGAATTTCGGGATCAGGGTTTCCACTGCTTCCGCGCGCTGGCGGTCTTCGATTTCGTTCGCTTCCTGCAGCAGCGAGCGGAAGGAAATCAGGCGCTTTTTATCGTGCTTGAAACCCTCGTCCCACTTCTTGTCGAAAGAGTCCTGATCGAAGTTATTGGCCTGCGCCGACCATTTCAGGGCGATGTCGTATGCACGGTCTTGGTCTTCGACGCCGGTCTGCAATGCTGCGATGACACGAATCCACTGCTGGTAATCTTCCGCGCCTGGCAGCAGCATTACTTTGCGCTCCAGTTCGTCGTAGTCACCATCGTACTGGCTGTATGCGTCGGCGGCGCGGTTCACCCAGTCGTCTTCTTCGTACTCTTCGTCGTCGTCATCCCATCCCAGGGTCTGCCCGCGCACGGCCATGGTGTGATTCCACCCGCGCTTGGCGCATTCGCGGTCGAATTCGGCGATGATGTCGAACGCTTGTGCTTCGGTCAGTTCCGGCAGTTCGTCGTAATCCACTGTCGTCGGGTCGCCGTTGGCCACCCATTTATACGGCTTGTTCGTATCAGGGTGGATACCGAACGCAATGAACTGCTGGCCATCACCGAGGATCTGGACTTCGTGTTTCATTGACGTTTTCGGGTCGCCCTCATACCAGACCGATTTCATGGTCGGGAACTTGGCGCCAGACAGGCGGAACAGCAGCAGGCGTTTCGGGTCCAGGCCTACGCGAGTCGGCGCGCTGCCATAGACCAGTTCGACGTAGTCCGACATGTGCGAGACGAGGTCTTCGTCGCGGATGTCGAGGTCGACGGCCGGATTTTTGGCGGTCAGGATGCCGGCCCCACATTCGCCATGAACGAGAACCCAGTCTTCCCAGTTTCCTTCGAAATTATTGGTCGTCCAGTTCTTGAACAACGGTGCTTTCGATTTCCGCCGGATCGGCGTAAAGATATAGCCATTGACGGCCAGGTCTTCGCCGACTTGATTTAGCGAAGTTTTGGCCATTAGATCAGACTCCCGTTCCGGACACACTCGACCGGATTAACCAGCCATTCCCACTGGATGAACTCGCGGCCTAAACCGGCTTCAACCATCATTGCCGCGCGCGTCGTGAAACGCCCCTCGCGCATAAAACGGGAAAGTACGTCGGGACGGAAGTCGCAGATCTCCGCGATTTCTCTTACCAGGACACGATTTTTAGAAAGCAGGCCAGCGCGGGCAACCACGAAGCGAACGATTTGTTCGGCATCATCGCGGTCTACGCAGGCAGGAAGTTCAGGTAATGACATAAATACGTCCTCATTGCTCGTTTGTGATCCCCGCGATAATGGCGCATTCAGCGGATAAAGGCAAGTTTTGTTCCGCTTGTCCCAAATGTACCAGAAGTTTCGACAGTAATTGCCGCCGGTACCGCCAGTATTCGCCGGTACCGAAGACAAAATTTGAAAATAATTCGAAAAAAGGTGTTGACTGATTTTGCGAGGGGGCGTATCTTTCAATCACCGGCAGCAAACAGCAACCGGATAAACCGAAAATTAACCGTTAAGAAGGAATACCGAATGTCTCTCGAACAAGTAATCGCTGAAAACAACTCCCTGCTGCGTGAACTGATTGACCTGCAGAAAGCAGGCGGCGCTTCCGCTAAAACCACCGCTGCTGACACCACCAGCGAAACCAAAACCGAAACCAAGTCCACTAAGGGCGGCGCGAAAGGCGGCAAAACCACCACTACCAAAGCGAAAGCCGAAGTAGTTGACCCGGATACGCTGAAAGCGAAACTGGTTGAGTACAAAAACCTGACCGACCTGAAAGCGGCCAAGGCGCTGACCAAAGAACTGGGTTACGACGCGATCGCTGACGTGCCGGAAGAGAAGTCGAAAGAAGTGTTCGACGCTATCGACGCGGCAATCCTGGCGCTGGACAACGGCAATGAAGCCGACACGGATGCCGAAGAAGACCTGTGATTTAAGTCTGCAGGCCATCTACGAACGTTTTGCGGAGGGCGACCATTCGATATTCTCGCCCTCCGCATCGTCCAGGTGGATGAATTGTCCCGGTTCGTTGATTCCCAATTTATTGGCACCTGACGACACCGGGATTTTTGCTGCCGAAGGTACGGTGGCGCACGAACTGGCCGAACAATGGCTGACCACTGGCAAAAAACCGAAACACCGGTTGGGCGAGTGGGTCTGGATCGAGAACGGCACCGACTGGTTCGAAATCCAGATAACGCGCGGGATGTTCATCTACGTCGAAGAGTATGTCGACATCTGCATGATGACCCCTGGCGAAAAGTTCATAGAAAGCCGCGTAGACTTTTCGATGTTAACGCCGGTGCCTGGCCAAAAAGGGACACTGGATTTTTGTGCAATCGACGATGACACGCTCTACATCCGCGACCTGAAATACGGGAAAGGGGTGAAGGTCGATGCCATCAAAAACTCGCAGTTGCTGATCTATGCGTATGCGAAGTACATGGAAATCCGTGACTTCTACTACATCAAGCGGATCGTAATCTGCATCGTGCAGCCTCGTCTCGACCACGTCGAAGAGTGGGAATGCACACCCGAAGAACTGATGGGCTTCGGCGAACTGGTTAAGCGTAAGGCAGCGGAAGCGTGGAACCTCAACGCCCCGCTGGTGGCCGGTGTGAAACAGTGTGGTTTCTGCCGAATCCGCCAGTCCTGCCCCGCTCGGCTGGCCATGGCAAGACAGGTGCTTGAACTGCGATTCCCCGAAGACGGGCAATTCCCCATCACGGAAACGCAGGTCAAAATCCTGAAAGAAGATCTGGACGAGGACTTGTTTTTCCTCAACTTCCAGCCGCCTATGTCACTGAACAACGCGCAGTTAGCCAGCGTCCTGAAATACCGGACGACGATAGAAAACTGGTTCAAGTCTTTGCAGACTGAACTGACACGCAGGGCGATGGCGGGCGAAACTATCCCAGGCTACAAACTCGTCGAAGGGCGGTCGTTCCGTAGCTTTGAGGATAACGAGAAAGCCGAAAGAGCGCTGCTGGAAGCAGGGCTTACCGAAGAGGACATCTGGAAGGTAGATATTATCTCTCCGGCGGTCGCGGAAGAAGCGCTGATGGCAACCGGATTGAAGCGGAAAGAACTTCCCGCGGTACTCAATCCCATAGTAAAATCGACGAAGGGTGCTGCGACACTGGCGCCACTGACCGACAAACGACCCGAAATTGGTTCCGACGTTAAGTCGGCCATGAACGACGAAGACGACGAATACTTTACGTCACAACGATAATACCGGAGATTAAAAAATGGCCCGTTCCCTTACCGTACTGAAAAAGTTCCCGAAAGAAGGTATCACTTTCTACAAAGAAGGTTATATCAAGATTTTGGACGCCAAACTGTCCTACCCACATTTCGACAAACCGCAGAAATTCACCCGCGACGACGGCACCGAAGTCGAGAAGTACGGTTGTGAAGGTCTGATCGAGTCCACCCGCTTCCAGGAGTCCAAAAAGTTCATGGTCGACATGATTAAAAAGATCATGGAAGACAAGGACTGCAAATGCTCCAAAGACAAGTGGTTCGTTGTCGAAGGTGATCCGGACATGCGCCCTGAACTGGACGGCATGTACCAGATTAAGGCCAGCGAATCCCGTAAGCCGGAATTCCTGTCCGTGGACGGTGACGAAATCGACTCTGTGAAAGAACTGCGCGAGCTTTTCTATCCAGGTTGCCGCGTTGACATCATGATTCGCCCATGGGGTCAGAACTACCGCGATGCGAAAAGCGGCACCACGGCAAAACGCGTGAACGCCGGTCTGGTGACCGTGAAGTTCCGCCGCGACGATACCCGCCTCGGTGAAGAACCTATCGACACCAACGGCGCGTGGGAAGACGATGAAGACGACGAGTATTTCGAGAAGTCGGCTCCGTCGAAAGGCTCCCGTCAGTCCAGCAACGACGATGACGACGACGCTTTATAATCGACCCACCAGTAAAGCCGTCCTTCGGGGCGGCTTTTTTATCGGAGACGGCCAATGATTGTCGGCGAAATGACCCTGGAGATAGCGAAGAAACTCGCTGTCCTCTCCGCCAAAAGGCAGGACTATCACAACTGCATGGGCTTGCCATCCGACGTGTACCTCGACTACGAAACGCGATCGGAAGAAGACCTGAAAAAGTACGGACAAGACCGGTACGCCAACCACCAGAGTACGCACCCGCTAATGGTAACGTGGTGCGAAATCCGGCCGGACGGCAACCACTGGTTTCACTGGAACGTAGAAATGGGGGAATTCCCGCGTCGCTTAATTGCGATTTTTTGCGATCCTAAAGTCCTGAAACACGCTTTCAACGCGCAGTTCGAACGCACCATCACGAAGTTCGCTATGGGACTGGGAGACAACGTCGGGTACAAAGACTGGCGCTGTACGATGGTTCACGCGTACATGATGGGCTTCGGCGGCACGTTGGGGCAAATCGGCGCGGCCGTCGGCCTGAAAGAGCAGGCCAAACTGGAAATCGGTAAAGACCTGATTAAGTTCTTCTCCATTCCGGTGCCGGAGCGCCAGCGTAAAACCGTGGGCGGCATGTTCCGCGACCCCGCCAACTATCCCGAAGAGTGGTTCGCGTACTGCGTCTATAACATCATGGACGTGGCGGCCGAGATGGCCATCGCCGCGCGCATCGACCAGCCGGATAAATACCCGATTCCGCCGTCAGAGTGGGCGACATACGCTATCGACCAGGAAATCAACGACCGTGGGGTGCCGATCGACCTGCGCATGGCCGAAAACGCCATCATCCTGAAAGACCGCCGGAAGGAAGAACTGGTGGCCGAACTGCGCCAGATCACCGGCCTGGCAAACCCGAACTCCACGACCCAGTTGCTGCCATGGCTGACCGCGCGCGGCTACCCGTTCCCTGACTGTAAAGCGTCATCCGTGAAAACCGCCCTCAGCCGCTTCTCGCACAAGATGACGGAAGACTGCATCGTCGTGCTGAAAAAGCGTAAGTGGGCGGCGTCCACCAGCCACGGAAAATACACCACGATCGCCAACGCCTCCCGCGCTGGCCGCTTCCGTTATGCGTTCCAGATGGCGGGCGCGCAGCGCACTCAGCGTTGGGCTGGCCGGAAGGTGCAGGCGCAGAACCTCCCGCGCACACCGAAGTGCCTGGAGCCGAAAGACGGCGACATCCGGAAGCTGAATATCACCACCGAGATCATCCGCAAAGGCCGGTACGACGAACTGTCGCTGTGGATGAAGGAGCCAATGGAAGCCATCGTCGGCTGCATCCGCTCCACGTTCCGCGCCGAGGAAGACCACGAATTCCGCGTGTGCGACCTGGCGTCGATTGAATCGGTGGTGATCGGCTGGCTGTCCGACTGCAAATGGTTCCAGGAAGTGCTGGCCAACGGCCGCGACATCTACAAATCGTTCGCCATGCACCTGTACGACAAGGCTTACGACGAGGTGACGAAAGCCGAGCGCTCCATGGCCAAACCGGCGACCCTCGGATGCGGGTACCGCCTGGGCGGCGGCGACGAAACCGAGACGTTCACGCGCACCGGCCTGTGGGGCTACGCGGAGAACATGGGCGTCAACATGACGAAGGAAGAGGCGGCAGAACACGTTAAGGTGTTCCGTGAACTTTGCCCTGAAATCGTCGACCTGTGGTCTGATCTGGAGCAGGCAGCGTTTAAGTGCCTCAAGACGAAGCAGCCGGTCCAGTGCGGCCGCGTGACCTTCGAATACCGCAAGCCGTTCCTGGCGATTCGCCTGCCGTCCGGCCGCCGCCTGTGGTACTTCGACCCGAAAGTGTTGCCGGTCACCCGCAAGTTCAAGAACAAAGTCACCGAGACGTACACGGTTAACGGGAAGAAAACCACCCGCGAGGTCATCAAAGAAGAGTCGTACACGAAATACCAGTTGTCGTACATGGGGATGGACCAGAAGACCCGTAAGTGGTCGCGTCAGTACACCCACGGCGGAAAACTGGTGGAAAACATCGTGCAGGCAATCGCCCGCGACGTGCTGAAAGCTGGCATCATCCGCGCGACCCGCGATGGCTTCCAGATCGTCATGCACATCCACGACGAAATCGTATGCCACGAAAAACGCGCCGACACCTATCACACGCTGCCCCGCCTGCAGGAACACATGACGGCACCGCTGTCGTGGGCGCCTGGTATGCACCTTGGCGGCGCCGGATGGACTGGCCCGTTCTACATGAAGGACTAACGATATGCCGAGAAAAGATCCATTCGCGGTGGCCAGCGCCATCCGCGAGTCGAAAGTCGAAAAGGGGATATGCGAGTTCGCCGAGTATTACGGCTGGATGCAGTTTAAGGTCGTCAGTCCGGCGTTCAACGGGATGCCAGACCGCGGCTTTGTCCGGAAGACCGGCGACAAAAGCGAGTTCATCCTGGCCGAGATTAAGCAACTCGGCAAAAAGCCTACGACGCTGCAGGCCATCCGCGCGCGGGAACTGGCCAAACACGGCGTAGAGGTTCACTGGTTCGACAGCGTGGAGGCGGCCAAAGATGTATTTCGACGCTAAAGCCCGTATCGCCGCGGCTGAACTCAGTGACGCGAACCACCACGACTACCAGAAGGAAGCCATCGACTTTGCCATGCGGGTGCCGAAGTGCGCCCTGTGGATGGACTTAGGCCTGGGTAAATCCGGCGTGTCCGGTAAAGTGGTGTCCGAAACGCTGGCCAACCTGGAAATCAACCGCTGGCTGATCATCGCCCCGCTGCGAGTCTCCCGCGTAACGTGGCCAGAAACCTTCGGCGAGTGGAAATATCTGGCGGGCATCCCGTACACCGTCCTGTCCGACGAGCCGGAGACGTCGAAGGAAACCAAAGCGCAGGCAGTGATTCGCCGCTCGCGCACCAGCCGGACATCGGTCGACATGGTCAATATGGAGATGGTGCCGACGCTGGTAGACTTCTGGCGCCGCGACTGGCCATACGACGGGGTGATTATCGACGAAGCCAGTAAGTTCAAAGACCATAAGTCGCAGCGCTTCAAAAAACTGATGCTGGTGTTCAACTACATCACGCGCTTAATCGAACTGACGGCCACACCGGCATCCGAAGGGTACGAAAGCCTGTTCGCGCAGATCGCGCTGTTGGACGGAGGGGATCGGCTCGGCAAAGTCATCACCCACTACCGGAACGATTATTTCCAGCAGGACTACTACACCCGCAAATGGAAAATCATCGAACGGTTGAAGCCGGAGGTCGACGAGAAAATCGCGGACATCACGCTGGTCATGAAAGCGGAAGAGTACCTTCCGGACCACAAAGAGCCGCATTTCGTTGAACACAAACTGGAGATGTCGTCGAAGTTCCGCGACATGTATGCGTCCATGGAGAAAGACAGCGTCCTGGAACTGGGCGACGTCGAGATCGTGGCGGACAACGCGGCGGCCGTATGGGGCAAACTGTTGCAAATGGCCAGCGGCATGGTGTATGAGACGTGGAAGGAGCCGCACCCGAAAATCGAAGGGCGCATGGTGCTGAAACGCCGGCCCCACCTTCTCCACGACGAAAAACTGGACGAACTGGAAGAACTGCTGGACCAGCTCGACGGCAAACCGCTGCTGCTGGCCTACCACTGGGAAGAATCCCTGGAACGCCTGAAAAAGCGCTTCCCGTGGGCTACCATTCTGGACAAGGAAGGGAAGTACAAAAAGGCCTGGGACGCCGGTAAGATCAAGATGCTTATCGCGCACCCGCAGTCAGCAGCGCACGGTCTGAACCTGCAGAAGCCGACGAACCAGATGTGCTTCTTCGACATCCATCCGTCGCTCGAAAACTTCCTGCAGTTCATCGGCCGTTTGAACCGCCAGGGGCAGAAAGAAAAAGTCTTCGTTCACCTAATGCTTTCCAAAGGCACGTATGATCTGCGAACATGGGAGGCATTGAAACAGAAACAAGACGGCGAACAGGCACTGCTTAATCGCATCCGGTATCTGCAGCGCAAGATGCGCGAGGCAATCCGGAAAGAGCAGGAGTCGACCGCGAGGGGCGCCATGGCCATGGCCGACGAAGACGACCTGCTGTAATCGCCCATTGCCAAGACAAAGACGTTCGCCGTAAATTATCGGCAACGTCTTTTTTCATTTTAAGGACTCCCATGGCAGACAAAGACCTCAAAGACATCAAGAACGCCGGCCCCGACGAGAAAACGAGGTCGATGATCCATGAGGGGTGTTCCATATCCCAACTGGCCGACATCTTCGACCGTGATCGCCGCACGGTGACGAAGTACATCCACGATGCGGGGGTGAAACCTTGTGCGACAAGAAACGGAAATCCCATCTACAAACTGCGCGACGTCGCTGGCTATCTCTGCGACATCGATCCGGACTTCATCGACCAGCGCATCCGCAACCTGAACCCGCAGGATCTTCCGCCGCTGCTGTCGAAGGAATACTGGAACGGGAAGCGAGCGCGACTGACGTATCTGCGTGAAGAGGGCGACCTGTGGGAGACGTCGCAGATTCAGATGCTGCTGGGCGTGTGGGTGAAGAACTTCGTCACCGGCGTCCGCCAGGTTCAGGACACCATCGACCGCCGCGAAATCCTCACGGAGACGCAGCGAGAAGCGCTGGTGCAGGAGATGGACAGTCTGATCAACATGACACGCGAAACACTGGCCAACGCCATTCAGCGCGCGAAGGATACGGCAGATGAAGACGACCAACTCTAAGGCGTTCGATACGGTCTATGACGTCTTCCTGGCGGCGGTAGACACCATTCGCGCGCCGGAGCGCATTTCCGTTTCGCAGGCGGCCATGAAATACCGCTACGTCTACCAGCCAGGCGCATACATCGGCCCGTGGAAGAACTCGGAAACGCCGTACATGGTCGAGCCGATGGACATGTTCACCAGCAGGACGAAGATCGCCATGGCGCTGATGATGTCGGCGCAGACCGGTAAGACGGACTCCATGATCCTGAATACCACGCTTTACACCACCATCGTCGACCCGATGGACATGATCATCTACAACCCGACGCACAACCTGGCGCGCGACTTCTCCATCCGTCGTATCGACCGTTTGATGCTGCATTCGAAGAAAGTCGGGGAGCAGCTTTTGAAGGGGCGCGACTCGGATAACGTGTTCGACAAACACTTCAAAAACGGCACCATCCTGTCGCTGTCGCATCCGGCGCCAGGCGAACTGGCCGGTCGTCCGATCGGCCGAGTTTTGATGACCGATTACGATCGATTCCCGATGGACGTCGGGGGCGAAGGTTCGCCGTTCGACCTCGGCTCAAAGCGTACAACGACCTTCGGTTCCATGGCCATGTGCATGGCGGAATCTTCGCCGTCTATGCCGATCATCGACCCGAAGTGGATTGCCCGCAGCCCACACGAAGCGCCGCCGTGCGACGGCATCGCCAACCTGTATAACCGTGGCGACCGGCGCCTGTGGTTTTGGCCATGCCCGCACTGCGAGGAATATTTCGAAGGTCGCTTCGAACTGCTGACGTGGGACAAGACCAAGCCGACCAACCTGGAAAAAGCGCGCACGGTTCAGATGATCTGTCCGGAGTGCGGCAGTCTGATCGACTACAAAGAGCGCCGCGAGATGCAGCAGTGGGGGATATGGGTGCCGGAAGGTATGCGTATCGAAAACGGCAAACTGGTAGGCGATGTGCCGGATAACCTGATTGCCTCCTACTGGCTGAAAGGCGTGGCCGCCGCATTCGTGACGTGGGAAAAGCTGGTGTTCTACTACCTGAACGCCGAGGACGAATACCAGCGCACGATGTCCGAAGAGGCGTTGAAGAAATTCTGGAATACGGACATGGGGATGCCGTATCTGCCGAAGTCGATGCGATCGGTCCGGTCGCCGGACAGCATTAAGGCCATGGCCATCTCGCTGCCGGTCAAAACGGTACCGAGCGACGTCCGCTTCCTTGTGGCCACCGTCGACGTCCAGAAGACGAAATTCGTGGTGCAGGTGTGGGGTATCCGCCCCGGACAGCCGTTCGATCAGGTGATGATTGACCGTTTCGACATCGTGAAAAACCCGATGCGTCTGGATGCAAACGACGAGCCGGAGCCGCTGGACCCTGCTGGCTACCTGGAGGACTGGCACACGCTGACGCGTCAGGTCATCCGCGCCAAGTATCCCCTGGAAGGTGGCGTCGGCGTCATGGGCGTTAAACTGACCCTCTGTGACTCCGGCGGCCGCGCGGGCGTGACAGCCAACGCGTATAATTACTACCGCCAGTTGAATTCGCCGGACTACCAACTGGGTGCGCGCTTCCTGCTGATTAAAGGGCGCAACACCCCGAACACGCCGCGCGTCGCGCTGACGTATCCGGACTCCACCCGTAAAGACCGTTATGCCAACGCTCGCGGGGAAATTCCGGTGCTGCTGATCAACACCAACCTGATTAAAGATATGTTCGACGGGCGCCTCGGCGTGATGACACCCGGCAAAGGCATGGTCGTTCATCCCGACTGGCTGTCCGACGAATACTACCGAGAACTTTGCGTGGAGGTGCGAACCCCGAAAGGGTGGGAGAACCCGAACAGCGAACGAAACGAGGCATGGGACTTAGGGTGCTACTGCATCGCCGGTTGCGTCTCGCCGTACATCGGCGTCGAACATATCCAATGGGACCGGCCGCCGCTGTGGGCGGAAGAGTGGGACAAAAACATCATGGTGGAACTCACAACGGAGAAAGGCGAGATTGTTCGCGCGCCCGCTTCCCGCTATGATTTCGCTAAATTCGGTTCGGAAATGGCTTAGGGGGCAATATGTTTGATTGTGCGGGACTCACCTGCGAAGAACTGCAGGACATGCTGGCGGAAGCGCGCAAGGCGTATTCGCAACTCGTCTTAGGGGGCGCGGTACGCGTCGTGGTGGACCAGAACGGCGAGCGTGTGGAATTCACCGCGGCTAACCGCCAGTCGCTGAACCAGTACATCCAGACACTTCTGTCCTACATGCGCGAGAACGGCTGCATCTGTACGCCGGCCCCGCAGCAACAGAAAGCGTTCCGCTTCATCTTCTAAGGGGAAGAATGTGAAAAAATTATCTCTCGCCGAGTCGAACGCGATGGTGCCGATGGCGCTGGGCGGCGGTGGCCTGGAGGGTGCCAAAATCATGTCGCGTGAAATGGCGCGCTGGCAACCTTACGGCGGATCTCCGGACACGCTGATTAACGGCGCTAAGAAAATCACGGACGACCGCAGCCGCGACGCCATGATGAACGACGGATACCTGTCAGGGGTGCTTCACTCCACCCGCGACAGTATCGTCGGTTCCAGCTACATGCTTATCGCGCAGCCGAACATCGACGTGCTGAAAACCATCGACCCGCGCTTCGACGACGCGTGGGAAGAAGAGTTCTCCATGGCCGTGGAAGGTCGCTTCAACCTGATCGCGGAATCCCGCGCTAACTTCCTGGATGCGACCCGCCGCGATAACCTGACCGGCCTGGTGCGCCTCGGTCTGGCGTCTCACGTCTATTCCGGCGAGATCCTTTTCTCGTCTGAATGGATTCGTGAAAGCGACCGGCCGTTCAATACCGCCGTGCAGCTAATCGCCCCCGACCGCCTCTGCAATCCGGATAACGGGCCGGATCAACTTCGCCTGCGCGCCGGTGTCGAACTGAACATGTGGGAGCGTCCGATCGCCTATCACATCCGCAACGGATACATGGGCGACCCGTACAGCACGGTGCCGCAGGTATCATGGCAACGCGTCGACGCAGAGAAGCCGTGGGGCAGGAAGATGATCGTCCACATCTGCGAACGCGACCTGCCTGGCCAGACTCGCGGTCTGTCGGAGATGGTGGCGGCGCTGAAACAGATGCGCATGACCCGCCGCTTCCAGGACATCACGCTGCAGAACGCCGTCATTAAGGCGAGCTACGCGGCCACCATGGAATCCGAACTGCCGATGGAAATGCTGGCTGGCGCCATGGGCGGTAATTCGATCGGCATGGAAGAATACCTGGGAACCTTCATGTCGCGCCTGCAGGAGTACATGGGCGGGGCGAACAACCTGACGATCGACGGCGCCAGCATTCCGGTGCTGTTCCCGAACACGAAACTGAACATGCAGCAACTGGGGACACCAGGCGGCGTCGGTACCGAGTTCGAAATCTCCCTGATTCGCCACATCGCGGCATCGCTCGGCTATTCGTATGAAGAGTTTGCCCGCGACTTCTCAAAGACGAACTACTCGTCCGCCCGCGCTGCGATGAACCTGACGCACAAGCGTATGCAGGCGAAAAAGAAAACCATCGCAGACCGTCAGGCGTCAGAGATTTACGACCTGTGGTTCGAAGAGGACTGGAACGCTGGCAACCTGCCGATGCCGGTGGGAATGAAGACGTCGATCCTGTATGCTCCGCTCGTTAAGCAGGCGCTGACCGGTTGCCTTTGGATTGGTGCCGGACGTGGCCAGATTGACGAGGTCAAAGAGACGCAGGCGGCGATTATGCGTATTGGCGCTGGCCTGTCGACCTACGACAAAGAGGCGGCGAACCTCGGCATGTACTTCAAAGATGTCGTGCGCGCCCGCCAGAAAGAAGAGAAGATGATTAAAGCCGCCGGTCTGACGTTCACCAACGATGCGACGAAGCCGAACACCAACGACCGTCAGCAGACCATGACCGACAACAACGATACCCAGGACCGGGAGGAAAATGCAGATGCCGCAAGTTAACACCACCGTGGCTCAGGCCGTGGCCAGACGCCTCAGTCTGCAGCCGCTGCTGACCACACCAGAAGCCGCTATTGATGCCGACATGGCGCGCTTCCTGTCCATGACGCCGGAAGAACGCGCCGAAGAAGAATCACTGTACGCAACGTGGAAGTGTGAAGTCGTCGCGTCCTTCGGTATGCAACCTGGCGGGAACGATAAGCCGTATGCCTATGCCAACGGCGTGGCGGTGATCCCGATTCACGGTATGTTGATTAACCGCTTCGGCGGGTCATGGGGGTGGGTAACCGGCTACCAGTACATCTCCCGCATGACCATGGCTGCAGATGCCGATCCTGATGTTCAGCTTATCGTGTACGACGTGAATTCCGGCGGCGGCGAAGTTTCCGGCTGCGCGGAAGCGGGCGCCATCATCGCGTCCACCGAAACGCCAACAATGGCCGTAATCGACTCGCGCTGCTACTCTGCTGCGTACTGGCTGTCGTCTCAGGTTGACCGTTTAGTGTCGACGCCAAGTGGCGGGGCTGGCTCAGTCGGTGCGATGACGATGCACATCGACGTGTCCGAGATGATGGAATCCATCGGGATGAAAGTCACCCTGATGTATGCCGGTAAACACAAGGTCGATGGCAACCCGTATGAAAAACTCGGTGCCGAGGTCAAAGAGAAGACCGAAGCACGTCTGGAAGAGATTCGACAGGATTTCGCTGAAACCGTTGCAGAAGGTCGCGGTATCACCTTAGAATCTGTCCTGGCTACCGAGGCGGATTGCTACACGGCCGAACAAGCGGTAGATTTAAAACTGATTGATGCGATTAGCGATCCATCGGCCGCGATTCTCACCGCGATGACGCGCCTGGCAGATGGCGATGACCCCTTCGACGAAACTGATGACGAGGAAGACGATATGTCTACTGCAACAAAACCGAACACCAACCAACCGAAAGCCGAAGTCGAGCAGCCGCAGGTTGACGCGAAACAGATTGAAGCGGATTCCCGCGCGCGCATGAAAGCCATCAATACCCATGCGAACGCTACCGCTCAGGCTGACCTGGCGTCGTTCCTCGCGTATGACACGGAACTGTCCGCCGACATGTGCTGCGCTATCCTGGATAAAGTGAAAGCCGCTCCGGCGCCGACCGAGCAGCCGAAAGCTGAAACCGATCCGACGAAAAACGGCACCAAGGCCGAAAACGATGGTGAAACCACTTTCGCTAAGGCCATGGACGAAACCGCAAATCCTAACCTCAAGCCGAACCAGACGGAAAACAAAGCCGAAGGTAACCAGCTTGATAACATTCTGTCGCTGATCCCGGACGACATGAAAAACTAACCCATCGGTCAAACTGACGGAGATTAAAAATGGCACAAGCAATTTACGAACCGGATGATCTGGCCGGTAACTCAAACTGGGACGGCGTCAAACCACAACAACTGTGGGCGGGCGAATATCCTAAACACACGTCCAGCGGTAAAGCGGGCGGCGCGTCTTCCGTGACTTACGCGAAATATGAAGTGGTCGCGTATGATGCAGCAACCGACACGTACATCAAGTACGACCCGACGGCTGCAGCAGGCGAAGCAGCAGCGACGCCGGTCGGCTTTACCTGTCAGCCTACCGTTGGCGGCGGCAGCATTCAGGTTTATGATTCTGGTGCGCCTAACCACGAAGCGCTGGTGTGGCCAGCCAGCATTGACACCCTGGCTAAACGTAAAGCGGCTTTCGCTTACGCAGGATCTAACATTTTCGTGGCGCGTCTGTTAGGCTAACGCCATCATAAACATGGACGCCCGATAATCGGGCGTTTACCGATTATCGGGTAAGAGGGGAATTCAGAATGTCCGATCAAGTCGTCAACCCTTGGGATACGCAGACCGCGGGCGGCGTTATTCGTAAAATCAAAGTCCCGTTCTCATTGTTCCTGGGCTTCTATGGCCGTTCGATCTATTTCGAAACGGACAAGATTTTCTTCGAACGCGTGAACACCAACTACCGCCGCGTTGCGCCGTTCGTCGCTCCGAACGTGCAAGGCTGGATCAACCGTCGTGAAGGTTACACTGCCGATTCCCTGGCTCCTGCGTACATCAAGGAGAAAGACGAGGTCGACATTAACGCCCCGCTGATGCGTCTGCCTGGCGAAACGATGGTGTCCGGCAGCTACACCAACCAGCAGCGTCACGACATCATCGTGGCCGATCTGGCGGCGCAGCAGAAGCAACGCATCTACAACCGTTTCGAATGGATGGCCTGCCAGGCTGCGAAGAACGCGGAAGTCACTATCTCCGGTGAGAAGTATCCGGCGCGTACCGTGACCTTCCCGCGTAACCCTGGCCTGACTATGGTATCCAACTGGACGGCAACCGGCGCTGACCCGATGGGCGACATTAGCGCGCTGCGTCGTATCGCCAACGCCGAATCCGGCGCCCGCATCGTGGACGTCTACTTCGGCCGCGACGCGTACCAGGCGTACTTCAACGCACACAAAGAACTGCTGGTCGGCACCAACGGCCTCATGGATAAAAACATGGGCGGTTCCGAAACGCAGATCACCCGTCTGCTGGACCAGTTCGAAGGTCTGGAATACGTGGGTCGCGTGTCTGGCCTGAACGGCGCTGGCGAAATCCGCATCTGGATCTACGAAGCGACCTACCTGGACGCAGAAACCAACGCTCAGGAATACTTCCTGGACCCTGCAGAAGTGTTCGGCATCGCGCCGTCCGTCTTCGCCGGTGTGCGTTGCTTCGGCGCAATCAAGGATGGCCGCGCTGGTTGGAAAGCCATGGAAATCTTCTCTAAAAACTGGGTGTCTCAGGAAGACCCGTGGGAAGAGTTCTTCATGTCGCAGTCCGCTCCGCTGATGGTTCCTGGCGATGCGAACGCAACCTTCTTGATTAAGACTGGCGCCTGATCATAATATGGGGTCTGCCAGACCTTAACGACTAAACTAAAAGGGCGGCCGATGTGCCGCCTTTTCATTCACTTGAGGACACTACTATGCCGCAACGTATCACGAACATCTCAGTTACCGTTTACCGTGATGGTAAAGTTCAGCGCCTGCAGCCGAACACCAAGTTCGACTTTACTGCAGACGAAGTCGACCAGATTAACCGCGCTCACAACGGCGCGCTGCGCAAAGTTAACAGCGAAGCGGACGACATTCTGGATCTGACCAAGGCCGACGTATCCAAGCAGAAAGCGTCTGCCGGTGCGAACGGTGGCGACCACACCAACGACAGCAATCCGAAGAAAGAGACTGCTGACACCACCAACAAGACGCTGACCGCCGCGCAGAAGAAAGCGCAGGACGCGAAAGCAGAGAAAGCCAAACTGGCCGACGAGCAGAAATCCTCTGACGGCGAAGAAGGCGATCTGTAATGGCCAAGGGCTTCGACTGGCAATCGGTCAAAGCCCGCACCCGCCGAGTGGTGCATAACACATTCGGCGGGGACGCGAAGTACATGGATTCCACGCAGCCGGAGATAGCGTTAACTGTCCGGTGGCACAATAAAATCCAAGTAGGCGGCGACCTGGAAAGCGGCGGGTACGCTGAAACTATCGAAGGTATCGAACGCGTTATTTTCGACAGGGAAGAACTCATGGCCAAGGGCGTCACCCTGCGCAATAACGGCATGGTGATTATGGCAGACGGTACCGTCCTTACGCTCGGCACCCAGGAACCAATCGTTGGTCCTATCGAAGTAATCTGGCAGGTAGCGCGGGGGTAACATGCAACCGATCATCGACGTCGCCGCGCTGGACAGCCTGCGAGACTACTTCAACCGATTCCCTGACCTCTCCAAAGTAGCCATGCGCATTGCCATTAACGACACCGTGAAAGGCAAAGGCATGGCGCTTATCCGTAACCAGATGACCGACCAGATAAACTTCAACAGAAGCTATCTGACCGGCGACCGCCTCGGCGTCGCAAAGCTGGCCACCAACGAAAACCCCGAAGCCATCATTCGCGCCCGCGACCGTGCCACCAGCCTGGCACGTTTTGCCACCAGCACGACGGTCGGCAAAAAGGCGGAATCAGGGGTGACCGTCCGCGTGAAGAAGGGGAAGACCACTTTCATCAAACGCGGCTGGCTGGTGAGGCTGAATAAGGGCGCGTCTAAGTCCGAAGACCACTACAACCTCGGACTGGCCGTTCGCCTCGGCCCTGGCGAAAAACTGAGTAACAAAAAATCCACCCACCAGTCATGGCTGGTGAAAGGTTCCGTCGCGCTGCTGTATGGCCCCTCCGTCGCTCAGGTGTTCAACGACACCCGCAACGAGGTGATCCAGCCAATAGGCGGCCTGGTCGAAGCGGAATTCCTGAGACAACTTTCGAGGCTAATTGAATGAGCGCTCTGATTAAATTGCAAATCCAGCAAAAATTAACGACAATCCTCAACGAAATCACCGTGGCGAACGGCTTTAACACCGACAACAAAGGAACGTGGCGGGGCCGGTCGCAGTTCGGGCAGGAAACGGATATTCCCTTCCTGGCTTTGCTGGAGTCCCCGCGATCCGATATTTCGGACTGGGCGACAGAAGACAACACGGTGAGCAAGGACGCCTGGACGCTGCTGGTGCAGGGCTTCGTATCCGCCAATGGTCAGGAACACCCGACCGATGCCGCGTACATCTTCCTGCATGATGTCGAAACGCAGCTTGGCAAAATTACCGCGACGCGCTCTAATGGCATGGGCGGCGGGCAGTATCCCGAATACTTCATGCTGAACGGGATGATCACCAAGCTGGAACTGGAACCGGCAGTCGTGCGCCCTGGCGGGGATGATGTTTCGCCGATGGCGTATTTTTATCAGCCGGTCCGGCTTACAATTGTTCGTGACCTTAAATGTTGATCAACAAATAAAGGGGGGTCGAAATGGCCACTACTTGCGTTAATGAGAAAAACAACCTTGTGTTAGGCCGTGGTCGACTCTTCTTCGACCGTCAGGATAGCAAAGGGAACCCAACTGGCGAGCGCTACCTCGGCAACACGCCCGAACTGAACGCCACGCAGGACGTAACCACGCTGGACCACTTCTCGTCCGATTACGGCGTGAAGGAGATGGACGACCAGATGACGCTGCAGAACACCCGTTCCGGCAGCTTTATCACCGACAACATCTCGATCGAGAACGTGGCCGCGTTCTTCGGTGGCCAGCAGCAGACCATCGTCAACACGCAGCAGACCGACGTGAAAGAAGCGTTGAACATGGGTAACCCGATTGTTCGCGGCCGATTCTTCCAGCTTGGCCAGACTGTCGACGACCCGCAGGGCCTGGGTAACATCGACGCTGCGAACTTCGAACTGTATTACGCATCGGCTAACGCCTCCATCGTGATCGGCTCCGGCGACCTGTCATCCGTTTCTGGCCTGACTCTGCTGCCTCCGGCGAACTACGAACTGGAAGCGGATACCGGCCGCGTGTACATTGAACCCGATGCGCCTGACCTGGTAGCCTCGTCTAAGATTTACGCGCAGTACAACCGTAAAGCAGGTTCGACCGACATGTTCATCACCGCCGACGATTCCATTCGCGGCGCGCTGCGCTTCATTTCGGATAACCCGAAAGGTCTGCAGATGAACTACTACTGGCCGGAAGTCAGCCTGACGCCGAACGGCGACTACGCGCTGAAAGGCGACGACTGGCAGCAGCTTTCGTTCAACTTCGGTGTGCTGAAAAAAGACTGCAATACGCCGTCTCAGATCACCTACCGTCCGACGCCGGATCAGGGTAACGCGGGCAACGGAGCTACCGTGGCCACGCTGACGCTGAACCCGACTTCCATCACTGGCGACAACACCGCGACGTCGACGGTTTCCGTGACCGTGCTGGATGCGAATGGCCAGCCTGCCGCTAACCAGCAGGTATCCCTGTCTCGCGGCGCTCTGCCTGCCGGTGTTAGCTCGCTGACCCTGGCGCAGACCACCGTGACCACCAACGCGTCTGGCGTGGCCTCCACCACCGCCAAGGCGGAGGCGACCGGCGCGGGTACCGTGCAGATCACCGCCACCGTTGTTTCCAGCGGCGCGACGAAGACCGCGAACCTGTCGGTCACCGCACCGTAAGACGAAAAGCAAAATATTCAAAGGCCGGACTAACCCCCGGCCTTTTTTATTTGCTAGATTAGCGGTGTCAATTACCTGGAGACTACAACAATGCCAATTCGTGCTTATCAAGTACCTCGCCGCGAAATTACCGATGCCGAAGGGGAAGTGCTGGCCGACGTCCGCGGCCTCGCGTTTTACGACCTGAACCTTCTGGTCAGCCTGCATTTTGACAGCCTGGATAAACTGCTGTCCGTGTGGGAACACTATCAGGACGTGTCGAAGCGAAAAGATCCGGGCGCCATGATGACCGACGCGGACTTCGCGGCTTTCCTGGCCGACATCTGCGCCAGCGCTCCGGCCATCATGGCTGACGTCATCGCCCTTGCTGCCGACGAGGTCGACGAAAACGGTATGCCGTCGACGGCCGCACTGGCAAGCATTCGCCGCTGGCCGATGCACGCTCAATGCCGCGCCCTTGGCCACATCTATGGACTGTCGGTTGCCGACTTCGGCGGGCCGGTAAAGCTGATCGGAGCGCTGATTCAGCAGGTGAGGCAAGCGGCTCCGGCGATGGGGATGATTCAGGCGTAACGCCGGACGAGCGCCACGAAGCGGAGATCTGGTTTTCGAACCTTCGGGCGCACGTCACATACCTGCAAATGAACAATATCCCCGACCCTGACAGATTGCCGATCGGCAAGTTACTCAATACCTCCGAACTCGTTCGGCAGATGAATAACCGCAGACTGGCCAGTGAAGGGATCGTGCTGCAAGCCGCTGCGTCGAGTATCATGACTAAAGAGGGCGGCAAATTTTTCCAGAAGGTTATTAAGGGGCTTATGAGCAATGGCTGATAAAGACATCACGCTACGAATCCGCGCCAAGGATACGTCGAAGCAAACATTCGATCAGTTAACCAGAACCATGGAACGTCTGTCCAAGGCAATGGAAGAACAACGCGACGCGGCGAAGAAAGGCGACGCTTCGGTGCGTGATCTCGAAAACAGCTATTCAGACCTGGAGAAAGTGGCCAAGGCGATGCTGCGACAGGTCGCCGACGTCAAAGCCTATGAGAACCAGGCCCGCGCGCTGGACGAAACCCGCAAACGCGCGATTGAAGCCGCTCGCGCGCAGACGGCATATGCGGCCAAGCTGGCGCAGCAGGACAAGGTTCTCGTCAAAGAGCAGAAGGAACTGGCGCGCCTGACCGCCACCCGCGAGCGCGAGGAACGTGCGGTTCAGAAACAGACCGACACCCTGACGAAACTGGGTCAGCGCCTTGCTGGCTACGGCATCGCGGCCAACCAGACGACGCAGGCTACCAAGCGCATCGAAACGGCCATGAACACCCTGAACGGGGAACTGGCCAAGCAGGACGCGGCTATCGAAAACAACGCGCTTCACATGAAGCAGTTGAAAGCCGCTCAGGACGCGGCAGCGGCGCAGGCACTGGCCGAAAGTCTGCGCCGTCAGCAGGAAGCGCTGCGCCAACTGGCGGCCGAGCAGCGAGCAGCGGCAAACGGCTGGAACAGTACCGCGGCATCTATGCGCGCCATGGGTACCGCGGCTGTCTCGCTGGCGCAGCAAATCCGGAACATCACCGACCCGACCCGCAACGGCGCGAAGACCCTCGACGGTCTGAATCAGGCTGTGGACAGGGTGCGGGCTGGCTTGGCCAACACGAAGAAACCAATTTCCGACTTCGCCGGTAAAATCCGCGAGTTGAAGAACGCCCGCGAAACGGTAACCGCACTGGCGCAGATGGTCGACCAGTTCAGGACGCAAACGCAGGAACTGGCACGTCTCCGCACGGCCTATACTGCAGCGCGCGCCGACGTCATCCGTCTTACTCAGGCGCTGACGCAGACCGGCGCTGACACGGTGGCCATTAGCCAGAAACTTCGTCAGGCGCAGCAGACGCTGGCGCAACTGTCCGGCGAGTTCAAACGCACGTCGCAGTCTGCCCGCGAGATCCAGCAGCAGTTACGCGCTGCCGGTATCGACACGCGCAACCTGACCGAAGCCGAACAACGCCTTATCGCGGCCGCCCGCAACACCACCGCTGCGCAGAACCAGTTGACCGAAGCATACCGCCGTAACGGCGCTGCAGCGGATGATGCAGGTAAGCGCACCAAAGGCAACTACGACCAGCAGAAAACCGCGCTGTCGTGGGCGCAGCGCCTCCGAGGCGAACTCCTGTCACTGGCCGCTGCCTACGGCGGTGTGTTCGGTGCCATCAACCTGGCAAACTCGGCCGTCGACGCCGCGATTACCCGTCAGCAGACAATGTCGGCGATTGCCGTCGTGGTCGGTAAAGACCAGAAAGCGCAGGCGAAAGAGTGGGAGTACGTGAACCAGGTGGCCGACTATTTCGGCTCTAACCTGGAAAGCATGGCCAAGTCCTACGGCAAGTTCTCCGCGGCAGCGAAGGGCAGCGGACTCGGCCAGAAAGAGTCGAAGGAACTGTTCGAAAACGTCACCTCGATCGGTACCGCATACGGCAAGACCGCCGACCAGATGAACCTGGTATTCCTCGCTATCGAACAGATGCTGTCGAAGGGGAACATCTCGGCGGAAGAATTTAAGCAGCAGTTCGGCGAACAGATCCCTGGCGCGTTTGCCGCTGGTGCCAAGGCGCTCGGCCTGACCGAGATCGAATTCCGTAAGTACATGGAAAGCGCGTCGCTCGGCTCGGATGCGGTCATCTCGATCATGCGTGACCTGGCGAAAGAAACCACTGACGCGACGGAGCAGATGCGTACTGGTATCGTGGCGCAGCGAAACGCGCTGGATAACGCGAAGTTCCGTTTCAACCTGGCGCTGGCCGACTCCGGCTTCCTGGAAGCGTATCGCAAACTGATTACATCGCTGACGCAGCTACTGGAAAGCCAGCAGGGCAAAGAACTGGCCGAGGACATCGGCAACGCGTTTGCCAGCGTAGCGACGGCCGCGCAGTTCCTGGTGGAGAACCTCGACCTGGTAAAATGGGCTATCGCCAATATCGCGTTCGTGAAAGGCGTGGAGGGGGCATTTTCATTCGGCCAGTCGCTGAAAGAGATCGCAGGCATCGCTACCGGCGCGAACACGGCCATGCGAAACTTCCAGGCGTTCCTGCTGATCTTCGCCCGCGGCCTTGGCACGGCGACGGTGGCCACGCGCGGCCTGTCTATCGCCATGAAACTGCTGGCGCGCTCCATCCCTATCCTCGGTGCTATTCTGATTGCCCTGGACATCGGGAAGGTGCTGTACGACCAGTCGGAAACGGTGCGGAACATCGTGGACGGCATGATTAAGTACGTGGTGGTGTCGTTCCAGTACGTGAAGAACGCCATCAAAGGTGAGTACAAAGAGTTCGACCAGCTTAAACGCGAATACGAAGAAAAGAACTCGCCGATCCCGTCTAACGTGAAAGCGCAGGCGGACCAGCTCAAAAAGGACATGCAGCAGGTTACCGGATTCCGTCGCTCCGAGACAGAGACGGCATTCAGTAAGGCGGCGGCCGACGAAAAGAGCTTCAACAAGAAACTGGACACCCTGCGCGACAACCTGGCGAAGCAGTCTATCAGCCAGCAGAAACGCGTGGCCAAGGACGACCTGAACACCCGTATCGGACTGGTGCGCCAGACCTACGCCGCGCAGTTGAAAGAGGCGGAGAAGTACGGCGGGGAGACGCTTAAACGCACCAAGGCGCTAATCGAACAGGCGGTGGCCAACGAGCGCGAGGCGTACAAAGCTGACCACATGAGAAGCGGGGACGGCGGTGCCAACAAGCGCGCGAACCTCGTTCAGTCGACGATGACGGATCTGGAGCAGGCAGAAAGCCGTGGCCAGAAGAAAGCCGTCTATGGCGACCCGACCTCCAGCTACGGCGAGCGCGAGGCGGCAGCGGTTAAAGCGGCCAACGACCAGTATAAGGATCTGGAAAACCGGATTAAGAAAATCGCGGCATTCGATAAGACCGGTGCCGACGCCATGCAGAAGCGCCTGGACATCCTGAAACAGACCACCACGGAAGCGGTGAAGCAGCAGACGGCCGCGCAGGAACTGACGCGCCTGCAGGGCAAGATCGATTCGAACAGCAAAGAGCGTAAGGATCAGGAAGCGCTGATCAACGCGCAGGCGGATGCCGGACTTATCACGGAATCCGAGCAGGTCGAAAAGCTGAACGACCTGTACGATAAGTCGAAAGAAAAGATGCTGGCGAACATTCAGGTGCTGCGTGATTTCGCGGAAGCCCACCGCGCCGCGATGGACCCCGAAGCCTATAACGCGCTGATGACGAACCTCGACACCATGAAGGTGAAGATCGAGAACACGCAGATGGCCGTGGAGAAATTCTACGTCCAGTTGACCGGCGGCCTGCTGAACGGCCTGGACACGGCGTTCGATTCCATCGTGGAAAACCTGACGGCCGTCTATCAGGGTACCGAGGACTGGGGCGACGCGGTGGAAAACCTCGGCGTCACGATGGGTCTGTTCTTCGCCGACCTGATGAAAGAACTGGCCATGGCCATCCTGAAAACGATGATCCTGCGCGCGCTGCAGTCGTTCTCCGGCGGCGGTGGCATCATGGGGTCTATCGGTACTGCAGCAGGTTCGCTACTGGGCGGCCAGAACCACACTGGCGGTATTGCTGGTGGCGGCGGTGGCCATAAACGTGCGCTGCCTGCCGGTGCATTCGCCGCGGCGCCACGCTACCACACTGGCGGTATTGCGGGCAGCGCGCCTAACTCCGGCCTGCGCCCGAACGAGGTGCCGAGCGTCCTGGAGAAAGGGGAAGAGGTGTTGACACGCGACGACCCTCGCCACATCCTGAACGGCGGCGGCAATAAGGGGCCGAGCAGTATCCGCCTTATTGCCGTTGACGACCAGCGCGCCGCTACCGCCGAGGCGCTGAAAACGCCGGAAGGGCAGCAGGCGATGATTGTGGCCATGCGCCAGCAACTGCCGACGATTAAGAAGATGGTGAAATAATGGCTGACGGAATTGTTAAGGGGACGCGCGACGCGAACAGTGTCGTGAAGACGATGTCTCAGACGATGAACAACGCCTGGCTGCTGTACGTCCAGGACGAGTTCGGTAAGGCGGCGGCGAACACGCTGTACCGCCTGTCGAAGTGGACATATTTTCAGGGCGGCGTGTACACGGTGCAGATGGCCGGAGACGACAAGGTCGAGATGTTCGTCGACTCGTCGAAGGTCGGGGAATCGACCTACCCGAACGTGGCCACCTACGAATACGTGACCATCGATCAGGGGTGGCACCGCGTCGACGTCTCATACACCAACGTCCCCGCGAACACCCCGTCTTACGCCGGATGGGCTTTCTACCGCGATGGCAACGTCGTGGCGGAAATCATCTCGGAGCCGGGAGACACGAAAGGTAACGATTCGGAATGGCCGGACATCGGCGCGCAACCGGCGGGGAATGGTAGCAACATTCTCGGCCTGCCGGTATTCCTGCCGGAACCGAACTGGGGCGACGGCATCACCGAATCGTGGGCGTGGCTGACGACGATCAACACGTCGGAAACCGGTGCCGAGCAGCGCCGCAAAATCCGCCGATTCCCGCGCCGGTTCGTGGAAGCGCAGTTCCGCGGATTGAAGAGTAAGCGCCGCGCTATCGACATGGCCATCACCGGCCTCGGCCGCGACCAGTGTCTGATCCCGTTGTGGTTCGACAGCCAGTTCATCAAATGGAACCTGACCGAGAAGGAAACCGTCATCCACGGCGACTTCGAACACCGCAACTATTACGCGGGGTGCGTGGCCATTCTGCGCAACCTGGACAGGGACAAGATTTTCGATTACGAACTGGTGCCGGTGCTGGAGGTGCATAACGATCGCATCGTGCTGGCCACCGGCCTGAAAAAAGACTGGTCGAACTTCCGCCTGTTCCCCTGCCGCGTGTCGGTCATTGATGACGCGGTGCAGGCGCAGAACTACACCAACTCGGCCGCCGACTTTCAGGTGCGCTTCCGCGTCGTCACGGCCGAGACGTTCATCCAGCCGTCCTGGTCATACGACGGCACCGTGTGGCCGCGTAACCCGCGCGACAATCTGCCGCTGATCAACAAGCGCCCGAACTGGCGGGATGACCTCACCCACTCGTTCGACCGCATCGTCTTCTGGACGGACAACGAAACCGGCATCCCGTTTGTCATGGACGCCGGAAACCAGGAGACGCAGGACTGGTCGCTGCCGTGGGTCATGAAGGGCAAGAAGCAGAAGTTCACCTTCCTGCAGATGCTGTTCGCCATGGAAGGGCAGACGCAGCCGTTCTACGCCCCGAACTGGACGGAAGACTTCACCATCGTGAAAGACATCAATCCGGCCGACGGGTACATCGCGGTGGAGCAGACCGGATATTCGTATTATTCGGCGCTGATTCAGGAAATCCGGCGCGGTCTGTACATCGAAAAGCGCGATGGAACGGTCATCACCGGCCGCATCGTGAGTACGCGCGCCGAGGATGGCATCGAATATCTGTACCTCGACCAGACCATCGGAGCTATCGCCAAAGAAGACATCCGAGTGTTATGCTTCATGCCATACTGCCGGTTAGGTTCGGACTCCGTGGAAATTACGCACCACGCAGACCTGACCGGACCGGCGGAATGTGTGCTGGCGCTGCATGGATTCATTGAACGAAGAGACGGAGCGCCAGCCATTTTCCCATAAGGAGATAGGCTATGGCGTACAACGAGTACGAGGCGTCGACGTTTAGTGGGCGCCCCGTTCACCTTTATGAATTCACCATTGACACGAAAGCGTGGTATGTGACCTCCGCGGATAGCGATATTTCCGCTGGCGGCCGCCTGTATAAAACGCTCGGTATCAGCGACGACGGTGTCAACCAGACCGGCGAGGCGCAGACCGACACCTTCACGCTACGGGTGCCAATCACGTTTGATCTGGTGTCCCTCTACGTCAACACCCCGCCCATCAACGACGTCATGGTTAAGCGGGCGCGCATCCACGAAAACGATAATGAACTGGCGTACAACTACGTCGGCTTCATCATTAACGTGAACTTCACCACTCCCGGCGTCGCGGAAATCACCTGCCAGACCCTTGGACCGACCATGCAGCGCAACGGTCTTCGCCTGACGTGGCAGCGCGGGTGTCCATACGTTCTCTACGATCCGGCCACCTGCAAAGTCGACAAGAACGCGCACCGGCTGACGACCTACGTGACCAACGCGCAGGGCGGCGCCGTCACCGTGGCAGCGGACGTCGCGGCTTTCGGCGACAACTATTTCACGGCCGGATTCGTTGAGTGGGTAGACCGCCGGACAGGTGGCCCGAACCGTCGCGGTATCAAATCGCAGATTGGTAACACCATCACGCTGTTAGGCCGAAGCGATGGCATTGCCAACGGCGATCCGATATTCATTTACCCAGGCTGTCAGCGCGTCGCGCAGGTGTGCAGCAGCAAGTTTAACAACATGGCCAACTATGGCGGGGAACCGCATATTCCTGGCAAGTCGCCGTTCTCCGGCGATCCGGTATTCTAAGGAGGCTTTATGGAACCGATGACGTGGGCGATGCTGATTATGATGGTGGCCAGTATGGTGCTGTCTATCGTGCTGGCGCCCAAGGCCAAGCAGCCGCAGCCTGGCACCTATGACGACATGAATATTCCGCAGATTGACGAGGGGACGCCGCAGTCGGTCATCTTTGGCGAGGTGTGGATCTCGGACTGGTTCGTGTTGGCCACCGGCAATTTCCGCACGAAGAAAGTTAAAGCGAAGAACGCGAAGAAATAAGGGGAACATTATGATCATCACTGTCGAACATATCCGCGCTGCCCGCCTTTGCGGCCGTGGCCTGGTGAACCGGATGAAACGCGTTGGCATGACCGACGAGGAAATCATGTATGCGCTGCAGAACGGGATGCCGGAAGAACAAGTCCGGTCGTATGGTGACGCGCAGATGAATGCCGTCATTGAACTGGCGCACCGAATGGAAGCGGAGAAGAAAACCAATGGGTAAGGCCAAGAACGTAACAGTCGGCTTTAAGTACCTCATGTCGATGCAGATGGGTATGTGCCGCGGTCCGGTCGACGCGCTGCTGGAAATCCGCGTGGGTGACCGAACGGCGTGGACGGGCGAAATGACGTCCAACACGAAGTTCGGCATCCACAAGGAAAACCTGTTCGGCGGCACCAAGGCAGAAGGGGGCATCGACGGGGATGCCGAATTCTACCTTGGCGGCGCCAGCCAGACCGTCTCGTCGAAGGTGAAATCCATTCTGCCCGGTCTGTCGCCGGAGTTCAGGGGGATCGTGACCCTGTTCTTCGACGGCATGGTGTGCGCGATGAACCCGTACCCGAAACCGTGGGCGTTCAAACTGCGCCGACTGTTTCAGGGGTGGGACGGCGGTGCCTGGTATCCGGATAAGATCCGCATCGACCAGACCACCACGTACACCGATGACGAGGGGCGATCGAAGACCGGCACTATTCAGTCGATGAACGGCGTCCACATCCTGTATGAAGCGTGTACGAACCGCGTGTGGGGTCGTGGCATCCCGCGTTCGGCTATGTACGAAGCGCAGTGGAAATACGCGGCAGACCTCGCTTACGACGAAGGGATGGGCTTGTGCCTTGCGTGGAAACGCACCGACAACCTGGATTCCTTCGCGCAGATGATTCTGGACCACCTCGGCGCCACGATGTTCGTCGATAAACAGACCGGCCTGCTGACGATTAAACTGATCCGCGACGACTACGTGTTTGAACAGTTGCCGGTGTTCACGAACGATTCCGGCCTTATCAGCGTGGAAGAATGTTCAGTGGCCGCCGGTACCAGCCTGATTAACGAAATCGTGGTCGGCTTCCACTCGCCTCTGTCCGATGAAGACGGTAAGGTGCGCGCCCACAACCTCGCCGGTATCCAGACGGCAGGGTCAATCGTGTCCAGCAGCGTGGACTACATGGGCGCGCCGACGGCTGAACTGGCGCAGCGACTGGCAGACCGCGACCTGAATGCGCAGGCGCTACCGTTACGCGGCTTCAAGATTAAGGTCGACCATCGCGGCTGGAAGATTCAGCCAGGCACGGTCTTCCGTATTCAAGACCCGAAACGTGGCGGGATCGACATCGCCATTCGCGCTGGCGCCGTGGAGGAATTGCCGATTACCGACGGCTACCTGCATATCGCTGCAGTGGAAGACGTGTTCGCTATGCCGGTGAACGGCACGGCCGCCGTACAGCCGCCGGTTACCAATCCGCCGGAACGCCTGCCTGCCATTGCCCGCCGCCGTCAGTACGAAATCCCGTATGCGCTCCTGAACCGCCTGTTCCCGCCTGGCGAGTTCAACGCTATCCAACCGCAATGGGGCTACTACGGCATGGCCGCAGAGAAGCCGACATCCCTGTCTATGGGCTACGACCTCGCAATGCGCGCCGGTGGTGAGCCATCATTCGAAATCCGCGGCCAGGGCGGTTTCGTGCCGCTGGGCGAACTGATGGAAAACATCTCCTACCTGACGACGCAGGTGAAGCTGAATAAGCTGAAAGACGAGGACGAGATGGCCGTCGGCGAGTGCATCTATCTCGGCGAAGAGATCATGCGCGTGGACGCGATTGCCGAGTATGGTTCGGAAGTCTGGCTGACGGTAGCGCGCGGCGTGTACGACACCGTGCCGGCCCCGCAAGCCGCTGGCCAACTGGCATGGTTCTTTGAAGACGAAGTCGGTTCGGATTCCGTGGCCTACGTCGGCGGCGAGAAGGTCGACGGGAAGGTGCTGCCGTACACCATGGCTGGCCGCTATCCGGAAGACCAGGCGCCGATCGATACCGTGAACATGAACTTCCGCTTCTACCGCCCTTATCCGCCAGGGTACGTGTGGCTGAACAATCAGTGGCGCTGGTTCACCAAAACGTCCCTGAATAAGAACGGGCCGGTGCTGACGATTTCGTGGACACACCGCGACCGCGTGGCGCAGGAAGATACCCGCATCGATCACGAAATCGGGAACATTGGTCCGGAGCCAGGCACCACGTATGTCCTGCGCTTCTACAACGATAAGAACGTGCTGGTGCGCCAGGAAACCGGTATTACCGGCACCGCCTACCAGTACCTGTGGACGCAGGCAATGTCTGACCTCGGCGTGACCGAACAGGACGACGGCCGCGTGTTCGACATGACCATTACCCTGTTCAGCCGCCGCAACAATTACGAATCCTGGCAGGGATACACCATGCGCATCCAGGTAGAGGACATTGCGACATACCTGCAGATGGCACAACTGGCGCAGCAGACCTCGCTGGTGGTTGACGATACCAACGGTGGCGAGGACGACACGACGCCGACGCAGGGCTTGATGATGGCCAGCATGGCGCAGCAGACTGGTACCGAAGTGGATGACAGCGACGGCAGCGACGTTCCGGCGGACGGTCTGGCAATGGCGTCCCTTGGCCAAGCCGCGAGCCAGATGACGCTGATGCCTGTCACCATGGACGCAACCGTCTTCGAAGCGCCGTATCTTGAGTTGTACCGCCTGAACCTCAGTCTGTCGAACTCGCGCCCGATGGGTGTGGTTGCCCGTACTTCTGACCGCCTGACCGACGGTTACGAAATGTGGTCGACGAAACTCGACGTGACCAAGGACGCCAAAGGCAATCCGATTTACACGCCTGTCAACTGGCAGTCTTCCGGCTCCGGCGCGTTCACACCGTGGGCGGTGACCACCACGAAACTGGACTACCTGGATACGCAGGTTTCCTTCGGCGCGACCTCCGAGCAAGACGGGGTGCCGCTGGAAGGGATTTCTGTGGGCGACCTCGCGCTGATCGATAAAGAGATTGTCCGCGTCGACTCTATCGGCAACGGCTTCCTGGTTCTCGGCCGCGGCGTGGCGGATACGGTACCGGCGGTTCACAACACCAACACCCCGATCTGGTTCTTCCAGAAGAAAAACGCGATGTCTGGCTATGTCTATGGCGGCCAGGAATGGGTGGGCGTGAAGATGAAACCGGAAACCCACACCGTCCCGTACCCGCTCGATCAGGTGCCGCAGACGAACATCCAGATGAACGTGCGACCGGTCCGGCCGTATGCCCCTGGCGACGTCTACATCGACAACCATCGCTGGTGGATTCCGACCGAAGCCTACACACGGGACAATCAGGGTATTTACACCGCGCGCGACGTCAGCCTGTCGTGGAAACACCGCGATCGTCTGTCGCAGGCCGGTGACGCTGTCGACCACATGGCCGGTAACATCGGGCCAGAACCCGGCGTCAAATACCGCGTGTGGGTCGGGTATGTTCAGCCGAACAGCAAAGGCGGCGCGTCGAAGACTACCCTGCGTCAGTATGACGTCGACGGTACCGGCTTCACGTACACCGCGGCGATGGCCGTTGCGGATGGCGCGAAAGCGGGGCCGGTATTCGATGCCTGTGGCAGCGTGACGATCATGATGACGCTGTTCGCGGTGAACCCAAGTGGTTTAGAATCATGGCAGGGATACTCGTTCTATCTGCGCGTACCGACGAATGCCTGTCCTCCGGGTAAACAGCCTGGCGGCGGTAATCAGCCTCCTACGGGCGGCGGTGGCGGCAGTGGTGGCGGTAACCCTGGCGACCCAAGTGGTCCGAACGAGCCAGACCCGACTGACCCGACGACGCCAGACCCGACTGACCCAGTTGATCCTAACTGGCCACCGGAAGAACCGCCTGTCATCGTTGACCCGCCGGAGCCGCCAGACCCTGACTTCGAAGGTTCCTGGTCCTACGACTGGGATCACGGTTGGGCTAACACACTGCCGAAAACGATTTAAGGAGATACAGAATGCCAGCAATTACCGCACCCCGTTATGGGGTGCTGTACGGATGGGCTGCAGGGGAGGACTTTTGGGGCGGTCCGATGAACGACAACCTGCAGCTTTTGGATGCGCTTCTCTTCCCCTACATCCTGAACATGAACTTCGGGTCGCCGCCTCAGAACATTGAGGATGGTGACCAGTACATCGTCTCAACCCCGTCGTCCGGCGACTGGGCTAACCAGGACGGAAAGCTGGCCTACCGCATCAATGGCCAGTGGATCTTCTTCACGCCGACGCGGGGTGTGCGCGCCCGACTGGTGAACATCGAATCGTGGATCTGGTATGACGGGGTGCAGTGGGTTGACGAGACTACCGGACAGGCACCAGGTACCGACCCTGGCGTCCTCCCGCTCTACTATGACATCGGCGGCACGGTGCCGTATGCCGTCGACAAGAACGAATGGATCATGTGGTTGCCGCTGGTGCAGGCGGTATCCCTGCCAAAGAACGCGGTGGGGAGTTCGTTCCGTCTGGTGGCCGGTGTGTCGGGGTACGTGGAACTGGCTGTTTATCGCAATGCCACGAAGGTCGGCCGAATCACGATCCCTTCCGGCGCGACGGTTGGCCAGTTCGACATTCCGAGTCCGGTATCGTTCGGCGCGGGCGACATCTTCGGTATTCAGGCTTCCGCTGATATTATCGAAGGATTCAAAAACTTCGGTTGGGCGTTTCGCCTGAACATTGTGACATGAGGTGCATCAATGCCATTCATTGACGGATTCGAACAATTCGATAAAGCAGAAAATCCGGCGGCCGAAATGCGTCTGGCCAACTACACCATTTTGGGGAACGTGGTGACCGGTACCGGACGCAAGACTGGACGTTCGCTCGTCTGCAACGGCAGTTCGGTATCCCGCGCGTGGCCATGGACAGGCGACCGCTTTTCCGTGGGCTTCGCGTTTAAGTTCGACAAGCGCGGCGCCCTGATCCAGTTCAACAACGGGGTGGCCCTGGCGCTGGACTCGTCTACCGGCCGCCCGTACTTCGTCGGTGGCGCAGTCGGCAACGCCGGCCCCGTAAAGAACCGCTGGTATTACTGCGAGGTCGAACTTCGCCGTAACGCTCGCCAGATGATCGTGTATTTCAACGGCCGTCAGGATTTCGTCGGCACCATGCCAGACGACCTCGCTGCAGCGAACACCGTGACCTGCCGCCTCAATCCGTGGAACGCGGTGGCCGACGACAACGGGTCGACGAAGAACTACGACGACTTCTACATGAACGACGGCGCGCGCATCCAGCCGATGCAGATCGTGACGCGCTTCCCGAACAAAGACGAGGGACCGAACGAGTGGGCGCCGTCCACCAGCCCGACAGCGGCACACTGGGCGATGGTTGGCCCGCTGCCGACCGATAAACTCGACCGATACCTGATTGCCAACGTGACCGGCGCCGAGGAATCGTTTAAGTCGTCGCAGGGATTACCAGATGGCTATAACGTTCTCGCGCTCGGTCTGGTATCGTTAGTCCGTAAAACCACCGTGGACAACCTGACGCTGACGATGAAATTCGGCGGCCGGAACATCCCGAACACCAACATTCCGATGGACTGGGAGTACCGGTATTCCGATGTGCCGGTGCAAGGGGATACCGCGGATTCCATCGTCGACGAAGCGTTCGGCGCAGTGCTTAACAGGAGCTAACTTATGCTGATCCATATGGACGGTTTCGAGCAGTTTTCCAATATGACGTTGACGCAGGTGGCCAAAGAGTTGCCTGCAGCCGGATACACCGTCGCCGGTACCGTGGCCATTAACAACGGCCGCACCAGTGATACCGAGGCTGTCGTCCTCGGCACGTCTAATTCCGGTGGCAGCATTAAGCGGTCATTCCTGTCCACGGCGCCGCTGACGGTTATCGGTTTCGCCTACATGGCGGAGACGGCGCGCGAGGACATCGTGTCTATCGCCAATGGCTTCAAACTGGAATGGCCAGACAAGGTTCAGATCAACGGGGCGAAAGGTACCGTCGTGCCCGTGTTGGGCGTCTGGTATTACTACGAACTGGTGATCGATAAAGACCAGAACCAGATTCAGGTGTGGATCAACAACGTGCTGGATTTAACGGTACCGCTGCCGACCGCGATGACCGGCCTGACCACGTTCGATTGCACCTGGGAGGCGCCGAGCAAAAGTGTCAAACGCCTGGACGACCTGTTCGTGCTGAACAACGGTTCCGGCGGCGCGCCGGTTAATCGCGTTGGTCCGCAGGCCATCACCATGCGTCTGCCGACCAGCGACTTCGTGAAAGAGTGGAGTCCGGCTACAGGCGACGACCACTTCGCCATGGTCGACAACCTGCCGCCATCGGAAACCGAGTTCATCAAGTCTTCCGTCAGCGGGGCGCAGGATCTGTTCAAAGCGGGCGCGACTGTCGGTACCGGCGACATCACGGCTGTCGGCGTCGTCGTGCGCGCGCGGAAGAACGACATTGATGCTCGCCAGTTGGGTGTCGCGGTCGGCCCGAAAGGCTCGACGCAGAAAGAAAACCTGATTACGAACCTCGACGTCGAACCGAAATATTTTTACTCGTTTTTCCCGACCGCGCCTGGTAATGTGGCGTGGGATAACACTAACCTGCAGGACACCCCGTTCGGTGTCATCGTCAGACCGTAACAGGAGACAGACAATGTTAATGTGGATTGATGGTTTCGACCACTACACCGCCGTTGGCCAGAGCGGCGCCGTAGTCCAGAAATACCTGGAAGCGGCGAACTACACCGTGCGTAACGCTGCTGCCAACACCTTCGCCGTGGTCGATGGTCGCATCACTGGCCAGCGCGCCCTGCAGTTCTCGGTACCGGCCAACACGACCACCGTGCCGTCGCTGTCGTGGGGCTACACTCCGGCCGTTGGCGCGACGAAGATCGTGTTCGGCTTTGCCATTAAGGCGACCGGCGCCCGTATGCGCGTCTGCCGTATCGAAGGGGGCGTTCTCGACCTCGACTGGGATGCGACCACCGGTAAGCTGAAAATCGGCTCTACCCTGGGCGCGTCGGTGCTGATCCTGAACGCCTGGTACTTCATTGAAGTCGTGCTGGACACGACGGCCAACACCATCACGGTATTCGCCAACGACGAACAGCAGTTGTCCGTACCGATGACCACCGCGCCGTCCAATCCAGTGACGATCACCTGGGGGCAGACCGCCACGCAGACCGCCGCTGGCGTTCAGGTTATCGACGACCTGTACGTGCTGGACAATGCTTCCGGCACCCGCATCGATCGCCTCGGTCCGTGTTCCGTGAACACCCGATTCCCGACAGCGGACATCACGACCCAGTGGACGATTGTTCCGAACGGCGCGAACCCTGCCCCGACCAATCACTACGACGTGGCCGCGCAGCTTGCCCCACTGGAAACGAACAAGCCGTACCTGCAGTCCAACGTGAATGGCAACACCGACGAGTTCCGTTCGAATGCCGTGCTGCCGAACAGCAACACGATCTACGGCGTTGGGCTGGTGGCGCTGGCGCGTAAAGGCGACCTGGATGATCGTAAACTCGGCCTGAAACTGACCGTGTCCGGCACCAGCGACGAGAAACAGCTTGCGTTGATCGAGTCGAACAAGTATCTGCAGACGACCTACGAAACCCCTCCCGGTGGCGGTACGTGGTCGCAGAACGCCGTCGAATCGGCAACCTTCGGCATCGTGACGCGTTAAGGGGGCAACATGGCCGTACTATTTGCCGAAGGATTTACGGGCGTCCCGCGCGCCAGCCAGACTATGTCTGTCTCGTCACTGGCGACGTTGGGCTACGTCCTGAAATCGCTTAACGGCACTTCGGGGGATGTGACGAGTAATAGCTCATGGGCGGCGCAGGTCACTGCCGATCCGGTTTTCGCCGACAGGAACAGAGCGATCTTATACTCTACTAACAACGGATCTCGATGGCTGTCTCAAATGCGTATGCCTCTCGACACCAGGGGATTCGAAAAGTTCGTTATCGGGTTTACGGCGGAAACCCGCTCCCCGACAACCGCGCAAACTCTCGAGGTCATTCTGACGGGAAACACTCCGGCGACCACAACGGCGATGCCCGCCGATACCATCGTTGCTGTTATTGTGCCTAATGACGGCGTCTCTCCCGGCGAAGCATACGACGGGACTACATCGACACCTCTGCCGAACGTGGCCAAGGGGAAATTGATGCACATTGAGGCGCTGATCGAGCAGGACGTCGATCGCGTTCGAATTTACGTGGATGGCGTACTCGTCTGTGACTACACGTACACCGGAACGTTCGCCAAGGCCGACGGCGGTTTCAGTCTTATCGCACGATGGCCGACGGCGCAGTCCAACAGCTCATCTGGCGTGTACTTCTCAAACGTGTATATGCTCGGCGTGGATGCCACCCACCCAGGGATTCTCGGTCCGGCCACGCGCATCCTGGAAGCGGCGCCGCAGACGGATAAGGCGGTCGAGTGGAAACGGCCGGACGCATACGCCAGCAACGCCGCAGTATTGCAGCAGTATTTCGACGCGGCCACTCCGGCATACCTGACAACGGGCGGACCGGCTACCGACCTTTACGGCGGCCTGGATGCGGTTGGCCAGAACGCGGCTGCTGTCCATGGCGCCGTGTTCAAGATGCAGGCGATGACCATGGCCGAGGGCGAACACACGCTATCCAGTGCCGTGTCGTACAACGGGACGCAGGCGGTCGGCACGAAGGAGTATCCGCTGGCGTTGGGGACGCTGAACACCTTCGTGATGGACGTGTCGAAGAACCCCGTCACGAACGCCAAGTGGACGCCGCAGGAAATCGCCAATGCCGGCTTCGGCTTCAAACTGATTAAATAGGGGAATCAGATGGCCATTATCGGGGCTGAAAACTTCAACATCGCGGAAACCACACACGCTAACATTCGCGCCGCCCTGGCCGCCCGTAACTGGCTGGTCGGGAGTTCTTTGATCTGGAATAACACCTCTATCGGTACGCAGGTGGAAAATGGGGTGACTCGCACGTTTCTGCAGATGATCTGCAACTATTACCCGGGTAACGGAAACGCGCTGGATGCAATCGGGATGCCGCTGACTAACAACTCGAATCCGTTCTATCTCACTTTCCGGCTGAAATTCCCGTATACCAGTGCGGTAAACAGCATGATCGAGTTCGGCGTGGACACGACGAATAGCTCGCTTCTCAGCTCTAGCAGGCTGATGCGGGTGTTCAACAACGGTACCCAGTTGCGGATCTATCCTGGGTCGGGAACGTCTTCGTCCCTCGGCGGGGCGTACATCGTCATGCCTTTCAACGAGTGGGTGACGATTGACATCTTCCGCGCGGCCGACGGCAAAGTGACGTTGTGGGTCGACGACTTCCTTCTGCGCGGGGCGGAGAACTTCACCAACACCGCGCCGGTTGCGGCAAACCCGCGTGTCTGGTTGGGACCATACCGTAACGGGACCTACACCAATACCGGCGCGAAATGGCTGGTTTCCGACGTCATCCTGGTGGACGGGGCTTTGCCGGGGCTGCAGTATCGGGTCGGCTCTACCGGCCGCGTGGATTCGGTACCGTACACGGCGGACGTCACTGCAGAGTGGGCGCCGCCTGCCGGAGTTACGGCCGCACACAACACGCTGATGTCCAAGTTCAATGCGACACCAGACCTGAATAAGATCCTGACCGGCATCACGCCAGGGCAACGCGAGAAATACCAACTGGGGGCGGTGCCTAAGCCGCGCGCCGACAACGACGTATTACTCGGCATCGCCCTGGAGCGTCGGGCGAATAACGCCGGTGGTGCTGCGCACATCTTTGCATCGGAAATTGACGTCGGCGCTGGTAACGTTGAAATAGAGAATGTTACTCTGCCTGCCGGTGCCGGATACCAGTATCTTCCGAAGTTCATGGAGAAAAAGCCGGACGGCTCCGACTGGACAATGGCGGATGTCGCTGCCATGAAGTCCGGTTTCGTCGTCAAATCATAAGGACTTTCCATGGCCGAAGAACTTTATATGGGGACATACCGCCTTACCGCAGTTACAGCGCGGTCGAGGGCGGTAGACATCCTGGGGGCGGTGCCGACCTCCAGGGTGGCCATGGTTTATGCCGATGGTCCTGAGATCCAGATGGCCACTACCCGATTCGTCGCGGTAACGGCCAACACCCGAAATCCTGACATTTCCGGCGCGGTATCATCCGCCAGAATGGCCATGCTCTACGCTGATCCGCCCGTTCTCAACATGGCCGACTACCGCGTCGTTTCGATCAGCGCCAACACCCGAAGTCCTGACATCCTCGGCCTTGCCGCTGCCGGTGTCGTTTCGTTCATCATCTCCCCGCCTGCCGGTTATGCCGCTGCAGGACGCATCGCGTTCATCATCAACCAGCAGGAAACCGGACCGGCCGCATACGTGCCGCAGTTCTTCATGAAGGTGCAGCAGAAGGAAGCCTGGCCAACGGTGGCCGACACGGTTTCCACGACGCGCGCGCTGCAGGTGTTCCAGAAGGTCGTTCAGAAAGAGAACGTCACGATGCCCTGGTCGCAGACCCGCGTCGTTTCCGAATCGCTGAAAGTCCTGCAGCAGCTTGCCTATTCGTTCGGGCAGTCGAACACCCGTGTCATGTCGGAAGCCATGCAGGTTCTCCAGTCCGACCTTCACCAGCACATTCCGGTTTCCATGGACTACGTGCTGTCGGAAGCCATGCAGGTCGTCCAGCAGACACCGATGAAGATCTGGCAGTCGCCGCATTACGCGCTGTCGCTGGCGCAGTGGGAGCTATACAGGACTCCGATGGGATTCCTGCCGCGCTCGACTACCACGGCGTACCACACGTCGCTGAAAGTGCTGCAGGGGACGGAAGAAGGGTATCTGCCGTGGTCGACAACGACCGTAGGCCAGGTGGCCGTGAAGACCCTGTTCGACTACACCTCGCCGATGCCGGATCAGGGTACCAATGAGGTCTACCAGGAAACGCTGCTGGCGCTGCAGCATACCGACGGCGAAGTCGGCATCGTTGGTCCGGAGCAGGCGCGCCAGTTGGCCATGCAGGCTCTACAGAGTGCGCCGGCCCCGCTGCCGCAGTCGGACACCCGCGCGCTGTCGCTGGCCAATCTGGTGCTGGCGCAGGAGCATTACGACCCGCCGGAAAGCATTGGCAAGACCAGCGGGCTGCAGACGGTCATGAAAGTGGCCATTGAATCTACCGATTTCATCAATCCGGAAATCATGCAGTCGCAGACCACCGTCCGCCAGGTGGCCATGAAAGCGCTGCAGGAATCCGAGCCAATGGAAATGTGGGTGTCTCCGGCCATTGTGCCGCAGGCGCACATCGAATGGTTGCAGGGCGCGAACTACCCGTCTCCGGGTGACATGGTGCCGCCAGATAAAGCCGCACTGGTCACGCAATTGGGTATTCGCACCCTGCAACATGCTGACTTCGATAATCCACAATCCGATACGCGCGCGCTGCAGATGGTCCAGTTGACATCGCAGTACCTGTTCTACTCGCCAGCGTCTGACCTCGCCGAGAAGGGGATCTTTATCGGACAAATGCTGGAGGCGGTAGCGCGGGAAGTGTCGTATCCTGATCCTGCAGAGCCGATTTCACCGGTTTATGCAGATCAGATAGCCGTGACAGCCGCTTATAACGACGACAAGTTCCCGGACCCGACAAAAGAAGCCAAGCCAGGCGAAGCATTCCTGGTCGTAGAAACCATCGCGTCCGGCGTGGAATACCCTGATCCTAGCGTTAGCCAGGTGTGGGCGGAAGTAACGCAGACATTCGTACAAAAATCGTCCAGCGATACTTTCCCTGACCCGTCGGTTCCGGTATCATCCGTCGCCCTAACGCAAATTTCGATTCAGGCTTCCACCAATGCCGATTATCCAGATCCGGCGAACATGGTGTCACCTGCCGAAGTGAGCCAGGCAATCAGTCAGGTGTCTCACAAATCAACGTTCCCGAATCCAGCTAATCCGGCGTCCACAATAACTGTCGATCAGACGTTACAGATGGTGGCCATACCGGATGTGACTCTGTACGGGGTACCAGATTATGCGATTAAACACCGTCCAATCATTACAATCAGCATCGTGTACATTCAGACGTCTTGAGGTATCCTTGAGGCGCGGATTACGCACTGCTACAGGGGGGTTATTTGTGAGCGACATTCCAGCGGGGGGTGCGCGCGAAAAAGTTAACTGGATTTCGTTGATCGGCGTCATGGTCACGATCCTCAGTTTAGGCGCGGCGGGGCTGCAGTACATCGGCACCGTCAACGCTAAAGCGGATTTCGCGCTCGCGCAGATCTCGGAAATGAAAACGCAACAGCGACAGTCGTCAGCCGATACCAGAGATGACCTCAAAAGTATCAACGCCAAACTGGATAACCTTATCCTGACTGTCGGCCGAAATGGGACCACTAACGGGAAATACTAACAATGGCCAAACAACAGCCGCGCGGGATTCGTAACAACAATCCCGGCAACATTGAATGGGGATCGCCGTGGCAGGGCTTAGTACCTGCCTCCAAAAAGACCGACCCGCGCTTTGCTCAGTTCGTCGACCCCGTCGACGGTATCCGGGCAATCGCGGTGACGTTGATCACGTATTACGACAAACGCAAGGCGAAGGATGGCAGCAAGATTGACTCGGTACGCGAGGTGATCGAGCGCTGGGCGCCCGCCACGGAAAACAACGTGACCGCTTACGCCAAGCAGGTCGCCGCGTTGCTCAAAGTCGACCCGAACTCAGAAACCCTGAACATGCACGACTACGATACCCTTCGTGGCCTGGTGGAAGGGATCATTCGCCATGAGAACGGGCCGGGTCCACTGACCAACGGGAACACCTGGTACAAGGACGACGTCATCCGGGAAGCGCTGCGCCGTGCCGGTGTGGTGCCGTCCGAGAAGAAAGTCGTCACTACCACGACCGTGGCCGCAACCGCGACTGCCGGTGTGGGTATCGACCAACTGGCGGGCGTTATCCCGCAGGTTACCGCAGCAATCAGCAACAGCCGCGATGACCTGACTTCCGGCGAATGGATGCGCATCGCTATCGGCGTCGTCATGGTGGGGGCGGCCGTCGCGCTGGCGTACTCCCACTGGCGCCGTCAGAAGCTGGCCACGACTGCGTAATGGCCATCTGGCAACGGATTAAAGGGTGGCTCATTGTGGCCGCCCTTTTCGTTGGAGGTCTGTTCACTGCGTTCTATCGGGGCCGGCGCGACGGCAAAGAAGAACAGAAGCAGGAGCAAATGGCCAACGACTTCCAGGTTCACGTTGAAGCGGAGAAGAAGATCAATGAAGCGCGCCAGGATGTTAACTCTATGTCTGATGACGACCTCGATAAGCGTACTGATGACTGGATGCGGGACTAAGCCGACACTGGCGCCCGCGTTTTGTTCGGTGGCCACGCCGTTCTACCCAAGCCGGAAAGATGTGCTGACGGAAGGGACAAAGCGGCAAATCGTCACCCACAATGAGATCGGTGTCCGGCTATGCGGCTGGCAACCACCGAATAAAAAGAACCCCGCGTAGTGCGGGGTTTTCTTTTAGATGGGCGTACCGAATCCCTTGGCCACCGAGCGATCGGGGTCGTCTTCGGCGAGATCCCACACCGTCTGTTCGCGCGCTTTCGCAAACTCGTCCATGGCCAGACTGTCCCCGAACGCCTTAACCGCGAACTGTTCCACCATCCGGATGGCCTCTTCCTTCCCTGACAGGTGGTCGGGGTCTTCCATCTGGTAGAGATACGCGACATACGCGCCCAACGCTTTGCCTGTCATCAACCATGCGCCGTCGGGGTCGGTGGCGTCGTACAGGCTCTTTTCTGCCGGTTCGAACTCCACTTCGCGGTTTTGCGTCTGCCCCGGACCGGTGATCCCGCGCGCCTTCACCAGTTCTTTCACCAGGCGCGCGTGTTCTTCCAGTTGACGATGGACTGGGATGGTGTTGTCGAACACCGCCGTCATCGTTCTCCCGTCGGCCAGGTAGACGTCGAAATGCGCGCTGTCTTTGTCCGTCGCTGGCCAGAACACTCCGACCGCCCTGACGTCCTGTAAGTCCAGCAGCAGGCCGCCCATGGCGTTTCCGCGCAGGCCGTTCGTGTTGATGTAGTGCATGGACATTAGATGTCATCCTCAAAGCTATCAGGACGGGAATTGCGCTCGGCTTCCAGTTCGAGGTGCATCACCGCGGCGCACGAATAAACGATGGCGCCAAGGATCTCTTTGACGTCCTGGCCATACGGCAGGCCAGTACACTCTTCCAGCTTTTTGGATGCCTGGCCGAGCAGGAATCCGGTACCGAATTTATCCGCCAGTTGCATCAACGGCTGCTGGTTGAACGGCTTGTTGTTGGCGTGGCGTTCGTACCCTTTGCCGCGGGCGGCTTGATCGTATGCCAGTGCGAGGACGTGGAACAGGTCGTCGTACCCGCGGACCGATCGTATCCAGTGCAGCTTTCCTTCGTGCAGTTCGTCTTTCAGCTTACTGATATAGCCATCCCCGACTTCACGTCCGTGCGTCTGCTGGTAGAACGCCGTGTTCGGGCGCTTCATCGGCGCTGGCGGTACCGGCGGTTTCGACTCCGGCCGCATTAACGGGATGTCGGTGCCGCGGACCGTGATGCGGAATGGCAGCATGTCTTCGGTGATCGAACAGCCGCGCGCGCACATGAACATGAGGAAGTTAGCCGCGTCCGCATACTGACCCTTGGCCAGATTTCGGAGCGTCAGCGCCAGCGCGTTTTCGCGGGTGAAGCGTTCGTCGTCCCACGTCAGGCCGTCCTGTTCGTGTACCTGGCGGTGCTGTCCTTTCTGCAGACCGCAGAGCATGTTGTCCGCGAACACCTTAAACACTTCCTGCAGCGGCACCGGCAGAGCGGACAGGTCGAGCGACAGGCGGCTCGGCGGCAGCGCGCGGGGAAGCGAGTATCCAGCTTTCTCCAGCACGTTATGCACCTCTTTGTGGAAGCGGTTGTCGCAGTTGCGGATCGCATTGTCGACGCGGTGGGCGAACACCGTCGGCGTCTCCTGCGAATCGCTCTTACCGTAGCCGTGCTTGGCCAGAATCTTCACCAGTTCGTTCAGGTCGCGGTCACCGCCATTGCGGGCCAGCATGGAATCTACAACATCAAATACGCTCATGATTAACCTTCCAGTGCATAAGTTTCGTCGCCCGCTTCGTCAGCGGAGATTGTGTTTTCGGCGGCCGACAGCGTGTGGCCATGGAGTTCGCAGAACAGGGTGAAAGCCTGATTGGCTTCGGCTTTCTCGTCTTCGGTCTTCGCGTTCAGCGTGTCGACGTACAGGTGCATGGCCTGGTTGCAGTCGTCGAAGTTGCTGAAATGCAGCTTGGCCGGATCGAATTCGAACAGGTTGCCCGCTTCGTCGTTGAACATGAAGTACGGGAACACCTCGTCGTGAACCTGATACTGCCAGATGCCGTTCTCTACCGGCTCCCACATCTGCCAGTCCTGATTGCGCTTCACCTCGGCGCGCTGCTGCTGGTTGGTCGACAACTGCAGGATGACGCGGAGGGTGCGGCCGCCGATCATGCGGGACACCTTCTTCTGGTGCTTATTGCGGGCGCGGTGCAGGTGTTCGGCTTCCGCCTTAACGCCGTCGATCGTGCGGCCACCCACGCGGCGCATGTACTCCTTGGCGCGCTGGCCGGTGAACTCGGTCATCACGTTGTTGCTATGCACCTGATAGTTGAAGATCAGGTCGCCGATGATTGTGGCGCCGCGATTGGACGGGGCCGGCAGCATACGTTTTTTAGGCATCTTTTTGACACATCCGCCGGTGCGGAAGTGCATATTCTTCTGGCGCTTGGCCGCGTCGACCTTGTCGTTCCACTCCGCGATTTCCACGGCTTCCGCAGAAAGTCGGTGGCCGAAAAGATTGCGGAGGCGTTCGGCGTCTTTCTGGCGCTTAGTCTGCCGGACTTCGGTGCGGATCTCTTTCCCCTGGCGCGGGTCGGGTACCGCGTTGGCCATGGATGCCAGACCAAGCATTGCTGCGCCGATTGCCATACGTGATGATCTCATTTGTTCGTCCTTAGTGACGTGTTGAAGTTAATGACAAAATACACCACCGTTGTTTCGCATGTCAAACAGTTTATCAGAAATAAAAAATCCGGCTCGAAAGCCGGATCTCTTATCCCATCCCTGGAGGCTACTACAACGAAAATGACTGGATATGCCGCTGCCGGAACTCTGCCAGTTCTTCCGCTCGCTGCCGACCGAATGCCAGAAGTTCTTTCCGGTGAATGTACACTGGTTCCTTGTCGCGGGGCAAGTGCTTATTGAACACCAGCACGGCGCAGCCAAAAAACGCTGACTGCCGCGGCACCCGCTCTTTCGCGTTAAACCAGACCGGCCGTTCGAACGCGACGCGCCCCTTGATGAAGATGGTGCGATCCGGTTCGGTGTCCGGCCACCACGTCTCGCTGGTGGCGGCTTTAATCAGGAATGCGAAACGGCCGCCGCGCTCCCGTTCTTCCAGCGCCTTGTCGATAATCGGCGCCATACCGGTAATAGTCTCGCCCTCGTCCGACTGGATGATCGAATAAGGTGGATTAGCAAAGGCATAATCAGGCTCCCCGTTGGTTATCTCCTGCAGTCGGCCGGTCCAGTCCTGCAGCAGCGCGTTGTCCTCTGCAGTAAAGTATTCCGGACACTTGGAGTTTTGGCCATCGGTAAACAAGTCCAGCACGAACTTAGGCTGGCGGCGCTTCTCCGGCGGCAGCAGGATTTCGATGCCGTGGAAAAGCGCGTCACCGGTACGCCACTGGTCGCCCACCTCTTTCAGTTCGTGGTAGCGCTGGTCCTTTACCGCTTCCAGTCGGCGCACATAACTGTTCATGCGGGCGCCCCCAGTCTCAGGTTACGACAAACGGCTTCCAGCAGCGCCCATTGCTCGCGCTGAACGGTACCGTCGGCAAACTGGATGGTCACACGGCAGGGACGTGCTGCCATGGATGCCAGGACACGCACTGATTCGTTCCCCTCGGCGAAAATGTAGACCGCGCCGGTGCTGGCCACTGTCTGCGTTTTCAGCCCGTTGCGATCGGCCATGCGCTGTACGCGCTCGGCAAACTCTTCTTTTCGGCTCAAAACGTTTCCCCCTTATGCAGCAGGTCGGCGTCACGCAGGCGGACGAAGTATTCCTGCGCTTTCATGGCGGCCACGTCGGAACGTTGCTGCAGGTCTTTGGCGCGGCTGTCCAGGCGAACGTTGGCGTCCTGCAGACCTTCAATCTGTTCGTACAGCAGGTCGAACATCACGGCCATCGGGTGTCCGTCGGCCATTAAGCCGGACACCTCTTTCGGCGAGAATTCAGTGCGGTCGCTGATCTGCTGGATAACCAGCGATCGTTTCGTGTCTTTAGCGGATGAAGTCATAGCTGTTTTATCCCTTCCAGATAGTTCTTAATGATGCCTACATACCATTTGCGCATGATGTAGGACGCGTTTCGGAATCCTCGCCATGCACCCGCGATGATCTGCATGGCGAAGACGCCAGGCGCGGCCACTGTCGCCACGGCGAGGTTGACGGTGGCAAGGATGAGGGCGAGACATAGCAAGAGCGGTTTCATTAATCCCACTTCCTGTATCTGCCTTTGGTCGGGCGGTGAATCCCCTTCCCTAACGACCGCTCGCGTTTTCCGACTTCGGCCTCGGATACGCATTCAGGGACGTCAGCGTCATCGACGTCCCAACTTTTTCCACACCCAGGACAAACGAACTGATCTGTCGTCCGGTATTTACTGCGATGATTGTGATTGGTCATCTAAGGGACTCCCGAAAATATGCAGAGTGCGTCCGACGCCATAGCCGGACGGATCTTGCTTGATGGTGTTCACCACGTCCGTCACCTGCTTCTGGAACTTCTCGTCTTTCAGATAGTGCAGGAACGCCGGAACGTCTTCGAATACCGGTATGCCAGCGCGATTCGCTTCGTACACCTCGTTGCGGGTGCCGATGGACTTTTGCGCAGCGTCCGGCCGAGTCAGGATAACATAACTGCAGTCCAGCATCTGACGCATGGTACCGCGCAGCCAGTAGTCCGCCTCAATGCCGGAGATGCCTGGCGTGTAGTCGAACAGGGCGGTGTTCATGTGCGGGATGACAGGGAACGGCGCTTCTCGCCCCATCTTCTCCAGAATACTCCGGCTTTCCGGCGCGTCGTCATATCCATGGCCGCCGATGACTTCCACGATCGGCTTTTGGTGCAGAGCGCGCAGCAGGGCGACGGCGGTCTGGCGAGCCAGTCGGATGTTCTCTTCCACGCCCGCCTGGTCAGCAGCGCGGTACGGGCCGGCAATATAAACGAGTTTCATAAGCTAAGGTTCTCCATCTGGTCTTCGGTGGCGCGCATACTGATCGCGGCCGCGGGTGAGTAGGTAACGAAAATGTCGGTCAGCAGCGCGCCGAAGGTCGGGACTTTCGGGCAGGCGCGGGACGCGTACTGGTCTGTGATGACCGGATGGCCATGCCATTTACTGTACTGGCGGCCGAACTCCGCATCGCAGAGGATTGGACGGGACGGCGCCATCCAGAAAAGGCCGTCGTATTCGTTGTGCATCATGCCCGCTTTCATCATGATCCGCATTAACGTCGCCCGCGCCATGCCAAGGTCGCCGCGCATCTTTTCAGTACCGGCGGCTACGCCCGTGCGCATGGCGAACCGGCCAAAGAAGAAACCGCGAACGAGGTGGCCATAGATGGCCAGACCGTCGAAGTCTTTCGGGCGGACGGGGTTGAACTCTTTCGCCGCGATGGCGAACAGGGGGTCGACTTCTTCGGCGATCTCGTCATGCAGGTCGACGGGCTTGCCGGTGGCGCTGACGAAGTAGGGGAACGAGCCGTCGTGGATAATCAGGCCGACGTCACCGCCGTAGTCGGGCGTCGCGGAGGATGGCCATGTCACTTTGGCTGGCCGGTAAGGGGCGATACTCGGTAATTTCATTGTGGTAGCTCCGTTTGTAATTACGATTACAAATTACACCACCGTTCGATTGCATGTCAACACGTTTTACAGATAAAAATATGCCCCGACTTGCGGGGCAAAATGCTTCCTATCCACCAATGTCTGTCATCGTTTGTATCGCTAACACTAACTCTCGCCTGGTATTCATATTAATAGTTATTAACGATTCAAATGTCAAATCATCCTTTGTCCTATAGTAATTTTCGCCGTGCGTGTTCTCACCGCCGTAGGCGTCCTTCAACCGGTTGAACTCTTCCAGCCGGAGGACGATACAGCCGTGGTGGCGCGGCTGCATTTTCAGGACTTCCGTCAGCGGGTCGCAGAAGACGATGAACTGGTCGGGCTTATGGAACAGCACGACGGCTTCGAACTCCTTGTCCCACCAGATTTCCGTCTTCTCGTCCGGCTTGTGGACGGTTTCAATGATCACGCCGGTGCGCCAGTTCCGCCAGTGCTTATACACCGCGCTGCGGGATGACGCGGCCGGTACGTGAAACCGGTCAGAGCTGATCGTCTTCATCGCCGTTTTTCTCCCGCCAGACGCGGACGCCTGCCTGCCCCTGGTATATCTCGTCGTTCTCTACGCGGTGGATGGAAATCTTCACGCCTGCCCGCCGCGCTACCTGCCGCAAAAAGTACACGTCCTTCGGCTGCTTGCCCTCCACGAAGAAGGAATGGCCGACCTCCATGTCGGCGAGCATTTTGCGGTAATTGTCGTATTTAGCTTTTGCCATAACCGCCCCTTAAAGCTGATCGTCCTCGTCGATTTCTTCTTCCCCGACGATTTCCGCTTCGCCCACTTTTCCGGTGCCGTCGCCCTCTTCGCGCTGGTGGTCAGGCGAGTAGTGCGCGGACAGGTCTTCCAGGCAGGCAATCATGTCGCCCAGGACGTCCGTCAGCAGGTACATGTAGGCGTGGAAGTCCAGCGCCGCGCTATCGTCTTCCACGCTGCCGCGCTCGGCGACCAGTACGTCGGAGATTTTCACGCCGGAGAACACGCCCTTCGCGTTGAGCTTGAACGTCGTGTAGCCCATCGGGTTGTCGATCGGGGACTTCTGCCAGAAGCGCATGGACATGTTGTCCACTTCGTAGTCCTGGTCCAGCGCCTCTTTCACCAGTGGGTCGTGGTCGCCGTCGGCGTCACGCAGGATCTGATCCTTAAACGAGTACGCCGAGCCGCCGGACATCTTGTCGACCAGCTTGGCCGAGGTGTACGGCACGAACGTCGACCACGGCTTATCGCTGTCATCGTTTTTCAGGATGCGCGTCAGCAGCCATTTCACCGGCAGCGTCAGGTCGTTCTCAAACGGGTAGACGGGGAACGAGCCGAACGCGCGGCGGAACAGCGCGGCGTTGCAGTCTTCCACGACTTTGTGGCTGCTGATGAAGTAGAACACGTCGTAGATCGCGGGGTCGTTCACCGAGCGCTGGAACAGGACGGGGATGTGGCGGGTACGCACCAGCGCTTTCGCCAGCAGGCGCGCGGCCACCGCATCTTTGATTTCCGCCCACTGCTTACGGTTCAGCGGTTCGCCCTGACGCTTGGCCAGTTTGTCGCCCTCTTTCTGGACTTCCGCGCGCAGCGTGTCACCTGGCAGGATGCGTTCGCGGCGCTCCAGGATAGCGAAGATCTGGCCGTTGTCGAGCGCGTGGAAAACGGTGTCAGCGGGGTCGAAATCGCTGTCGTCTTCCCATTCGATTTCGATGAACGGCAGGGCGTCCATGATGCGGGCGAAGCCGTATTTCAGCCATGCGGACGAGGCGGGGTCTTCGGCATACAGGGTGCCGCCGGACTCGGATGCCTCTTTCACCTGCAGGTTCATCGCGCGGGCGACTTCTTCTGCAGAGTGGCCAGACCAAAGGTGTTTCAGGGGATACGCGTCGCCCACCATGGATTTTTCCAGGCGCATGACGTTAAACCCTTTGAGCTTGTTAGCGTAGGTAGCCATTTTATCTTCCTTCGTGGCGCGCCAGGATTCCTTCGATGTCCGTGTGGCGGATGTCGTGGGTGATGCGGCGCAGGTTGTCGATAGCGGACGACAGGTCGCCCAGTTGTCGGAACAGATATTCGGAGATGATTTCCTGGCGATTCGGCGACAGGTCGGTGTCATTGATCAGTTCAACGGCCGTTTCGATGGCGTGGCGCATCTCCTTTTCAAGCGCGAATACCGCGTGTTCCGCGGCTTTCGGTGTGTCTTTGACGCCCAGCAGCATCACTCGGCAGATGTCGAATATCCGGCGCACGTCTTCAATACTGGCGAACTCCGGCTGTTCAGGGGCCGGCACCATGCGGGCGAGGTCAGACATTCTTTTTGTCCTTCAACGGCGCCACATTGTAGCGGGTGGTGTTCGCGTCAATTTGAGTGACGGTGATGGCCTGCGCTCCGAACTTCGCGGTGTCATTGATTTCGCGGCTGTCGATGGCCAGCGTCTTGCGGCCGCACTTCCACATTACGAACGCGATCAGGCTGATCTGCATCTGGTCGAACTGTTCTTTCAGGTTGTTTTCCAGTTGTTCCTGAACGGCTTCCAGCAGGCGCAGTTCTCCGTGGGCGGCCGCGTTGGTCGCTTTCAGCTTTTTGACGGCTTTAAGGATCTCCGGAGCGCGGTCGAGGATCGTGACCGTGTTGTCGACTTCCGGACCATGTTCGATGTCCAGTTCGGTGGCGATGGCCATGAGGGTTTCTATGGCTTCGTGAATTTTCACGCCGGTTTCTAATTCAGACATTATTTAAGCCTCTTAATGATGGCCATTGCGTAAATGTGGCCGTTGGCGGTGATGGTATGGGAAGTCTCGATCGAGAACTCCGCTTCGGCCATGCCGTTGCGGTTCTTAGCGCCTTTGACGCTGGAGTACGCGCCGTCGGACAGTCCCTTCTTAATTGAGGACAGGGAGGACAGGAAGTCCTTATCGACGGCTACGATTTTGCTGCAGCATTCCCCGATTTCCAGCGCGGCGATCTGGCTGGTCAGGGATGCAGGCTGTTTACGGGAGCCTTTGGAGACGCCGTCATCCGGCATCTGCATGGCAATGGAAAGCTGGTCGGTCATGATAAGATCCTTTTGGCTGTTTGACAGAAAGATAATTACATGCGTTCTTCCTGTCAAACAGTTTTTCAAATGGACTAAAGTTCTTCGTTCTCTGTCCACTCGACATCCCAACCGTCTTCGTATGCCTGTTTGTAGCGCGCCCAGGAAACGCGTTCGACCAGCGGGTCGCTGGCGTGGAGTTGTTCGAACTGCGCCCACGACGTCAGGATGCCGCCGCAATCGCACTCATGATAGAGCCAGTAGCCGTAGAACGGCTGAATCCCGCAACCGCACCAGGACAGGTCTGCGTCGCCGTAGAACCAGCCGGTGCCGTCACAGGTGTTGCAGGCTTCTTTGTTGTCTTCCACTCACCACCTCCGGTTGCTGTATTGTTGCGGGACAGTGCGCACCCGCCATTCACTCCCTTCCGCTGCGTTCCGTTTGTCCTTCTCGGTCATATACTGCCATCCGTAGCAGCCGCACGGCGCCGGCCCGTAGTGGTCGAACTTAGGGCGCTTCGGTTTTCTGGCCATAGGGTTTCTCCACGTACAGTTTTACCGCGTACTGCCGCACCTTCCTGGCAATATGGAGGTGGCGGCGGCGCAGTCTGTTCAGGTACCGGCGCGTCGGGTGTTCCTGCGGGATCTCCCAACGGTCGGCGTGTCCCAGGGCGTCGTCAATCTCGTTGGCCAGCTTTTCGTGCGCTACGATGATGGCCGCCAGCCTGGCGACGCGCTGGCCTTTCTGGTAGAAGTTCACAGTAAGTCGTCCTCACACTCTGCTGTCGCCGATGGCGAGGATAAACGCGCGGATGAACTCGGCAGCGAGCGCGGGGATGATGGCGTTCCCGTATCCTTTGAGTCGGATGTTCTTGTTAGCGCGAGCCAGGCGTAATATTTCGGACTTTCCCGGTCCCACGATTTCGGAAAACCCATTAACCAACGGGGCAAGGCCGGGTTCAATTGGCCGCCACTTACCATCCCCGCCGCATACCCAGTCAACAACTCCCCAAGGCATGTAATGCGCAGCATGGTCGTCTTGAATCCCTGTTCCGCCGCGAAGTCGATGCGATCCCACGTCCTGTCCTTCCCGTCTTTCCGGATGACGGTCGGCCCCGATCCCTTCACGTCCGATGCCGTTGGCGTCGGCCAGGCTGCGTAATACATCGTGAGTTGCTCGCCAAGGTTCCCAGGGCTGAGTGACGTCCGGCCACTCTTCAACCTGGCCGCCTGCCGTCTGGCCAAACTGTCCGACGAGCGTTCCCCAATTTTCGACATCACTGTCGGGGACATCCAGCCGGTGAGCGCCGAACATGATTCGTTCCCTGCGGTGCGGCGCACCGATGATACCGCCTGGCAGTACGGCCGATCCCACGGCGTAGTCCGCCATTTCCAGTTGATCGTATAAATCGTCGAGCCAATGTTTTTTGATAGCGTTCTCAACCTGTTCGCCAAACAGAATTGAAGGGCGGCACTCTTTGACGAGTCGGCACCAGACTGGCGCGAGGTGGCGATCGTCGCTGCGACCTTTTTGTTTTCCGGCGTTACTGAACGGCTGGCAGGGAGGGCTACCGGTCCAGACGCGAAAGTCATCGGGGACACCGGCCATTCGAAGGGCGAGCGGCCATCCGCCAACTCCGGCAAAAAAGTGACAGGCGTTAAAGCCTTGAAGGTCGGATGGTTCGACATCGGTGATACTCCTTCGGTCGACCACGCCGTCGGGCAGGTCACCGGATAAAATTAAGTTCTCCAGCCAGTCGGCCGCGTTGTTATCGAATTCGTTGTAGTAGACCGCCATTACGGATTCCTCGGCGGCCGTTTGATACCGCAAAACCGGCAAAACTCGCCCTCTTCGATTCCCGGTCCCCCGCCTGCTGAGAAGAACCATTCATGGTTGCAGGATTTCGGGAATTCGTGGCCGCGGCAGCGCATCCAGTTGGCGGATGGTTCGGGCGGCGCTTCCTTCTTGCGTTCGAACGGCGGGAATCCGCAAGACAGGCGCAGGGCGGCAGACGCGTCCGCGTCCTCCCACTCCACCTCTGTCGTGAACAGGCGATTCGGGGCGGTCAGTTCGTGCGGGTAACGATACTTCGTCACCTCATAAATAATGGCCACCTGCAGGATCTGGCGGCCGGTAAACCATTGCGAGCGGAAGCGGATGTCGCCGGTCATCCCGACACGCTTCCGGTGCGTCCGTAGTGTTGGCTGGTGCATATCAATGCTCCGTCATGAAGTAGACAAACGTGATAACGAACAAAAATATCACGGTAATGAAGATCAGCGCCAGGTGCGGCAGCGGGTCGTCAAAGTGCTGGTCCAGTTCTCGCTTGAACAATTCGTGATTCTTTTCGCCGTGCTGGCGACCGTCTTCCCAGGTGTCCGCGAGATCGGTACCCAGGAACGGGTTATGTTCGCGCCTTACCCCAATCTCACCGGCAAGGCGCCCCTCCTGGAATACTTCGGAACGACGTTCAGGTGTGTGCATGATCTTCCCCTTAGTTGGTATCTAAGATGAAAACTAGCACACACCTGTCATGAAGGTCAATTGTTTTTGTCGCGTCAGACTACAATTTCTGTCTTTTTGTGCGCCAGCGCAGGATCGTGCGTCCACTGGTCGCGCGGGGCGATGTTGATGGCGAATACCTCCAGATCCTTATCGCCGAAATGCGGGTGGCGGATGGTCTTTCGGGTGATGCCGGTGAACGGCATTTCCAGTCGACGCTTCTTATCCGTTTTGCTCGGATACCCCCAGGTGATCACCACCTTGTCGAACTCCTTACCCTCCAGGCGCCGCGTCCAGTATTGGTTGGCTTCGCGGTACTCTTCGGTCTTCTCGCCGGACAGCATGGCTTCGAAGTATTGCTGTTCGACAGCGACCTGCAGCACACGTTCAGTCATGGCTGTCCCCTTTCAGGTATGGCGGGATAAAGCCGATGACGCCGTCGCCCTCTTTCAGCAGACGGATGGTCATGGCCAGCAGGTCGACGATTTCGTCTTCCACGCGCGCCCAGTCGCCGCGGTTCTCGGTATAGTGGATCACCTCTTTACCCACTTCGCCCGCCTCTTCGTGGAACTTATTCAGCACGTAGTTGGGCTGCGGGAACTTGATGGCCGCCTTGATCGCGCGCTCTTTCGCCTTGGCCAGTAGGCTCGCAAAAAGCGCCATGCCGGGGTCGGCATCAATCGGCGATGGCAGGTTGGCCAGTAGTACCAGGATTTCCTCTCGCGCCACGCGCACCCCTAAAATGCTGGTATCTGCAGACGCGGCGCGGAGGGCGGTTACGACCTCTTCAATCGACAGCGGTTTCTTATCCACGGTTCTGTTCCTCTTTCTCGGCGGCCTGCGCCAGCAGTTCAAGACGGTGGTCGGTCAGCGCCACCAGGTTGGCCAACTCTTCATCGGTGGTGGCAGGCACGGCGACGAAACGTATGCCGGCCCGCGCCAGTTGGTTGGCCATTTCCAGGCCCGCTCTCAGTTCAACAGGTGAGGCTCGTTGCATTGCGTTGCTCCCGTAGTTCGTCTTTGACAACGATGACGTAGAAGTCTGGCCAGCGCCGGACTTTCCCGTAAGTAGTGCCGCTTTCGATGTCATACACCAGCGACAGTTTTCCCGGCTTCTTCGCGGACTCATGGACGCCGATCACCCTCCGGACTTTGGTGAAGTTCGTCCAGTTCTGACGACCCACATACAGGTCGCCAGGCTTCACGTCACGCAGCCGCTTCATTACCAGTCGGACTTTAGACGTCTGCATTCTTGTCGTCCTCGGACTTGCCGCAGTATTTACACTGCATCTCGCCGTTCATCCCCTCCGGAGCGTACTCACACGACTGGCCGGTGGCCGCGCATTCGTCCGGCACCCCATCCCACTTATCGACCGGCCTGCTACCGGTACTCAGCGACTTATTGATCTGCTGGCTTTCCTCGTCATCGCCGGGGAAGTGTGCGCGTAACGCTTCGGCCAGGGTGCGGCCGTACTGGTAAACGTGACCGGCTTTCACGCTCCACGTCTTCGTGGCGTCATCCGGGAAGATGGTGACGGTCTGATCGCTGCCGTCTTCCACATGGCCAAGCAGGTTGATGATGGCCGCGTGTTCGTTCAGTCGGCGCACCCGATCGCGGTCGTGTACCTGCGACTGCAGCGCTGCCAGTTGTTCTTCCAGCAGGCGGATGTGTTCGGCCAGCAGGTTGGCGTGGCCACGCGACAGCGCGATGTGCGAGTGATCCTGCGCCCGCGCCTCGTCCAGTTGTGTGTAGAAGCCGCCGACCGGCCCATGGCCATGCGGAATGGTCATCGGTGGCGGCGCGTCGAAGTGTTCCAGCAACGCCTTGGCCAGCGCCACGCCATCTTCGCGGTCAATCTGCGTTTCGATTTGCGTCAGCAGGTATCGCTGCATGATCAACGTGGTGCCGCGGTCCGGGATGTCCGCCAGTGTGATCCAGCCGAGCAGGTCGTTCTTCGGTACCAGCTTCATTTGTGTTTTGCGGGTGTTGTCTGTCATATTCGTTAGCCTATTTAGTCAGAGATTCGATGTACTGACGCAATTTATCCTGCGCCTCTTTAGCTTCTGCCTTGACGTCTTCCCGTTCGTCATCGTCCATTAGCGTCCCCGTCCAGCTCGCCTTTATCTCGGCGGCTACGACCTTTTGGATCAGTGAGTTCAGTTTTACTTTTTGTCTCGGCGTCATATTTGTCCGCCCATTCAGTCAGAGGTGGATAGTTGTTACCGGCGTACCGGTCGATAAAACGGATTACGTCGCGCTGGTGGCGCGGCTCTGCCGAGAACAGCAGTACCGCCGTGACTACCACCGCGCCGAATACTGCTGTCATCGGCTTCATTACTCTTCGCTGTCCTCTTCGGCGTCAACGTTGAACTGGTTCAGCGGCGACATGTCGTCCAGGTCGTGCCACGAACCGTCGGGCCGGCGCATCACGTTGCGCAGGTCAGGGTCGGCCAGATCGATAGAGCGGATGATGGCGAACAGCTTGCGAGCCTGGTTGCAGCAGTCGTCGATCCCGATGTGCAGCGTACATTCGCTGGCCACGCCCTCTTTCACCGTGTAGTAGGTCGACAGGAACGAGCGCGCGCAGCGCACACCCCAAAATGGCCAGTTCATCTTCGTGACCGGCAGCATGTTGTGCCAGGCGTTTTCGAGCCAGTTCTGATCCTGCATTGGCCCGCACGACCACAACTCCACACGGTCGTTATGCAGGCCGTACAGGTTGCACATGTCGCGCACCCAGTCGTTGAACGAGCGCAGCACTCCTTCCAGTGAAACGGCTTCCTGCTGCCCGTATACCTGATCCATGCGGGCGGCTTCGCACTGGCCGAACCACCACATAATCGTCTGCGGGTCGATGTGGCCGCCGAAATTGCGCGCGTAATCGAATGCCGAGTCGATTTGCACGTACATGTTGAAGCGGTTCAAAAGGGACTCCTGGGGCGATTTCGCATCGAAGTCCATTACAACCGCACTCAGGGAAATGAATGCGGCGTTGGGCGCGGTCGACAGGCTTTCCTTATCGATCATGATGCGCAGGCGAGCCAGCTTTTGCGGGGCGAACGACGGGCGCTGGCGTTCAATCAAAGTCAGTTGAGACATGGCGGTTTCCTTATGCGATACGGATAATTTGCAGGGAACAGGTGAATGCCCCGTTCTCCCACTTACGGGAACTGCTGATGGTGTATTTGTTGCCGGTCTTCTGGCGAACGTCGGTCACCGACCGACTGTTATTGTTGCGCAGCATCTGGCTGGTACGCAGCGCTGCGGCAATGTCGCTTTCCAGTCCGACCGGTTCGGCCACTTTACTGATAGTGACGCTTTGCCCGACATCCAGCGCTGCGAGTTGGCTACGCAGGCCGGACTTAGCGGGCTTGCTGACGGCGGCGGTGTCGACGGTTATTTTCTTCGGCATGGTGTTGCTCCTGTTTGCTGGTGTAGTGAACTATAAACAACACTCACTGCGAAGGTCAACAATAATTCACGATTATTTTCCAATCGCTAAAAACCGCTGGCCAGAATTGATCCGCTCATGAGGGTTTTGAAGTGATAGGGAGAATTAGTCCGATCGCGCGAGAAAAATTTCTCCGCTCACGGGGATCTTGAAGTGATAGGGCGCGGGGGAATCGCTAAAAACCGCTGGCCAAAATTGATCCGCTCATGAGGGTTTTGAAGTGACTAAGGAAGTTCGTCGGTTTTTCAGCTACCGGAGAAAAAATCAGCCCGATACGGTTGTTCGAGTTTTACGATTTTTAAGTCAAATTTTTGTAAGTCCTTGATTTTCGGGGGCTATTTCGATTTTTTCGGGGTGAGATCGGCCGGAAGCCGCGCCCCGCCTGGCCTGGCGGGCTATCGGGGTGTCGCTGGCGCTGATCGCCTGGCGGTTTCGTTGTCGTTTCAGATACCGCGAAGCCAGGCGGGGCGCGGGTTTATGGTTGTTTAGTTGGTGGTGATCGTCCGCAAATGTGAAAAATATTTTGATAAGGGGTTGACCTTCGCGGCGGAGGTCATTAATAATTGAGCCGCACCACCAAACAACGACACGAAACAATGAGGTAACACGATGGAAAGGATTTACAACACGCTGAAAGGGCAACCGCTGCAACATTGGTTGACTATCGCGATCATCCGGGACGAAACCGGATCGGCAACCGTTGAAACGCGCTCAACTATCCACGTAGTAAAAGCGCGGCCTCTTGCTCAATCCTGGGGCGCGTCGTTCTCTGATTCTGACATCCTGAACGACAACGATTTATTAAAGGTTGTTTATCAGAGTTTCGGACGTGAGATTTTCACCGGCGATTATACCCGTAATTTTTAATTTTTGAGGATCAGAACATGCAAGCAATCACCACCACGTACACTTTCACGAACGGCGGACAAGGCCGGATCTTGGTTGAATCATGGCACGGTAAAAAACGCTATAACGCGGAGGACGCTTTGAACAGTGAACAGAATCACCGCCGCGCTGTTCAATTGTACATTGACGAAATGAACGAACGCCGCCGCGCTAATCGTCCTGGGGAAAACGTCCCGCCTTTCGAGATCGTCACGTCCGCGCCGCTATCGGGGGAAGGATGGGCGTTTATGGTCGATTATGCACCGGAGATCGCGCCGTGTCATATGTCTATAACAGTGCGTTTCATGCCTGGAACGAACACCCGCCCCGCTTATATGAAAGTTCATTCGTGGTTATTCCCGAAAGGGACGACGGTTAATTATTCACGCGCCACGCAACCTGGGGACGTACAAGGCGCGGCGTTTTATGCGGCGCGGATCATGCTGGATATGATCAACGATGAAGTAAAAGACGCCGGAATATCCTATTCCATCCGGGACTATATCCAGACATATAACGGGGATCGCGTTTTCTCTTTAATCTGATTTGTTTTATTGCACGACGATAGCCGAAATATACCGACGACATAACGAGGGATTTACCATGCGTACTATTAACATCGAACTTTTTAAATTCGCTGAACTGGACGACGCCGCCAAAAAAGCCGCATTAGAAAACGTCCGCGCCGTTTATCTGGATTCTTCGGATTTTGATTTTTCAGAATATCACGCCAGCTTAACCGCGTTTGCCGATGACATCGGGATCGCCGTCCGTGATTATTCTTTCGGCCTGAACGCCTGCAACGTCGATTTAGATTTTGACGATTTGACCGCCGAATATAAAAGCGGCGCCCGCCTTTACGCGTGGATCGTGAATAACGTTAAAGGGCTGCAACCAGGCCCGCGCGTTTATCACGTTGAACGCGACACCGTGCGACACGGTTTTAAACAACGTGAAAGGATTGTTAAGCGCGTTAGCCGCATTTATTCGGGTGATGACTGCTGCAATTATACCGGCGTTTTCTGCGATGAATCATTATTGACGCCTTTCCGCGAATTCCTGAAAGCGCCCACGGACGAAACCAGTTTAGGCGACCTGGTGCGCGCGGCTGTCGATTCCTTTTGCGCTGATATGCTGGCAGAACTGGAAAGCCGCGAAACGGACGAATACGCGGAAGAATGGATCGACGCCAACGGCGAAAATATCGAATTCACCGCGACCGGCACAATTTACGAATAAGGGGATCACTATGGCTATTCAAACGTTAACGGCTGAATCTATCGCGGTGATCTCTTTTTGGGAATTGAGCGAAGATCAGCAGGCGGAACAAGTCGAAACCTTCGGCAAGGAAAGCGCGGAAAACGGCAATCATTTTATTTACGCCGATCAGGTTTATGCAATGGCGGACTGTATGCGAGAAGAACCGCACACGGAAGCGGGCGCGGCGGGCTGGCATGGTTCATTCAGTGAAACGGCGTTTTCTCGTCTCCTGGTGCGCCTGGTGGATGATAACGAGGCTGTTATATTGGCGCGGGAAGTCTGATCATGGATTGGTACAATTATTTAATGGGCGCGATTGTGGGCGCTTCTCTTTCTTTCCTGGTCTATCCGATTGCGTACCATCGCGGATGGATGGCGGGATATAATCGCCATAAAAACATTATGCGCGGGGGGGGATTAATGATCCTGTTATTTATTATCGTTGGTTATGCCTTTATCGGGTTTTATATCGGGCGCGACCTGCTGGCGGTGCATCGTCGTTGCCGTGTTGAATTCCGGCAATGTTTCGGCAAGCGAAAAATATATTTGCGTGAGCGTAAAACGGGACGCCTGATCGGCTGTTCAAATAATCCATTTACTTTAATTTTACAGGTGGCGTGATGCTCTTATTTCGTGCGGTTGTTGCTCTTATTATGGTGATCGTTGCTTTCGCGGTGATCTATAACCTGCCTTATCCGTACCTTTCCCCGCGCTGGTTTTTCACGGCGGCGGGCGTCGCTTTCCTTACGGCGGCTTTTGTGGGTTTCATTCTTCCAGATAACAAAAAAGGCGGCGGATCATGTTAAATCTCAAAGACGCGGCGGAAGTGGTGATCCCGGTCCTGGTCCTGGCGGGACTTCTCCTGGCGGTGTCTCTGGACTTTAAGCGCCGTTTACGCGCCGCCGGTAAAAAGTTTAAAAGTCGACGCTGATCACAAAATCGGCATAACGCGAAAAATAGTTTAAGGCCGCGATCCCTTGTTGCGTAAGGGGTTGCGGCCTTTTTCCGTCTGGCTTCCGTGAAATAGTGTTGACCTTCGCGGCAAAGGTCAGTATATTGGCATTGCACCACCAACCAAAAACAACGAAACGCACCAACGAGGATAAACAATCATGAGTAAATCAGCACTTAAAGCCCTGGCAAACGCGGACGACAACGAAAGCGCGGCAATTTGCAACCTTTGCGCAAGCCTGATCGTTAATGACGACGCGACCGGATTCGATTATTCAGACGACGGCGAAAAACGCGAAGAGAACGCGCGGATCGGGATCGCGTCGTGGCGGGCTGAATGGTTGACGTTAGCCGTTGATCTGGATAATGCAGAAAACGACGTCTCTTTCGGTTGTGAATGTTGCGGCGCGCGTGTTCACGGCTGGCGCGGTCGCGTAGTTTTCGCCAACTTCCGCGCATAAGGGGGCGACATGTTTTCCGGTATCTCTGAACAGCGCACTATTCACCAGGCAGTAAGCGAAACGACGCGCTGTCGTCGTTCCCTGGCGGCGGGCGGCTGGACTACCCGCGACGGCCTGAACTATGACCGGAAAGGATACCGGATCACCCTTTTAGATGGACGCTGGACACTGTTAGAAAACGGCCTTTGCCGTCGTTCGGCGCTTTATGTTTCATCCTACTTGATCGCCGTGCTGGACGCGGCAAAGGAAATTATTAAATGAGTATCGGCCTGATTTTATCCGTATGTATGCCGCTGGTTTCCGGCGGCGATGATTGCGATTCCTATATCGTGGACGTTTACGACAGCGTGATCCCTTGCGTGGTGGAAATGGAAAAGAACCGCCAGACACTTGATGATCGCTATCTGTCGTGCGCCAGCGTGGATCACACTGTTTTAGTGGACACCCGCGACCACCGCACCGCCTCACAGATTATCGCAGACCTTAACGCCGAATTGCCTTACATGGGGGCGACCAAATGAAAGGCGTTATTTTCGCGCTGTACTGGACGATCATTAGCGTTTTATTTATTGCCGTTGCCTTGCAATGGTAAACCCAATTTTTACGGAAACCGAAATCATGAAAAACGAAATCATCACCGCCAACGATACCGCCACCACCAGCGCAGCCGATCCTTTCCAGGAAACCTATAAAAGCGCCTTGATCAGCACGGCGCACCTGACCCCCGCCACGCTGGGCGTCCTGAACCGTATCACGGCCAGCAGGGATCTACCTTTCTGGATTTACGGCACGGAATACGGCTGGATCGTGTGGTTCGAGGCAGTGGACGCGATCGGCCTGATTGAAGAGGAGCACCCCGCCGCCTACTGGATAGCGCAGCAGGCCGATCTACTGGCGATAAAAGCTGCCCTGTTTAAACACGGGTATCAGGCCGCGCACCTGGACAAGGACGGGCCGATCATTGACGGCCTGGAAGAGTACGATCATTAATCTGTAAATCATCCTCGTTAATCTGGCTTTATGGTTGCCCGTCTATCATGACGGGCTTTTTTGTTTGTGTTGTCTGCCGGGTTGCCGCCGCTTTTCTGAATACCGCGAATAACATCACTGATCCGCGTACTGGTCCCGCCTGTTTTTATTCTTTTCTGACTCTCAGAGATCACCCACTACGGAACACACCACACACCACGATCGCCCCTTTTATGGGGGCATATCCGCATACCGTGTATAACGTGCATATCAGAATGCCTTTTCTAGCGCCTGTATGGGGTCTACATTCAAC